TCATACTTCCTCCCGATTTGTTTTCAAATCCCGGTTAATCAGAGAACGCAGGCGGCGTCTGCCGTTCAGCGCTGTCGCAACATAGCTGGATGGTCGATTTACCACCTCGACGGTCACCTTCACGCCCTCTACGAGAACTGTGTAAGTTGTCGTTTTATCGTGTCGGCCATACTCGCCAAATTTTTCAACGTGTGAAGCCAGTGCCGCGTCGCATGCCTGGCGGGCCAGCGGCGATGTCTTGCTGCTGCGGTTAATCAGTCTCATGCGCGCGCTCCGGGTCGAATTTGTCCCAGCAGTTAACTTCAATGTTTCGCTGCAAGCGGCGCGCGCTAACGTCTTCTATGCTGCGCCCGGTGAGTTCCGCAACCTTCCGGTTGTTGTGCTTCGCCAGATGCGCCAGCTCCGTGATACTCCAGTTATTTTCCTGATCCATAAATCCTCCTGGGCAGGAGGGGTTCCCCTCCCTGCGGTGGTTAGCCAACGTATTCTGGTTTCATATCGGTAAGGGTGACGCTGTATTTTTCGTACAGCTCGTCGCCAAGGTGGCGTTTTGCTGCGGCAAGCGTGCGTTCAGCGGCTTCAAACTGTTCTGCTGCGCCCGGCTCTCCTGCGTTGGGTAAGGAGTTGATCGCCGCTTCGACCTTGTTTTTGTTATTAACCAGGTGATAACGGCGGGTGGCTTTGTTTTTCAGTTCAGTGAACAGCGCCGTTCCCAGAGTCGCTTTCGCGTCGTTGATATCGTTACCTACTGCTGTTGCTGCCTCCAGAGTCTCCGCCGCATCAATACGTGCACGGAATCCGTCTGCTTTGGATTCCAGTCCACCACCGGTATCAATCACTGATCCAGGTTGCTGCTGTCCTTCGGTAATTTCCTGCACGCTGACCCGCTGCGTTGGTTCCGGGTTGATAACTCGCTCCTGTCGGTCTTCAAGCTCATCTGGCGTGTAAACACCCAGAATTACATCCGGGCAGAACAGTCGCGCCCAGCGCTTAACCGCGAGGTATGCGAGCTGCTGGCGAGGATCATCAGCCCACAGGGTGGAGTTACGAACCCGTGCCTGAGCCAGCAATAAATCAAGCTCGCGATATTGTTCCTCACCTTTAAGACGCGCACGGATGACAATACCGATCCCTTCTTCGTCCGCCATGCTCCAGCCAGGAACGCGGTATTCGCCTTTCTCACCCTTCTTGATGTTGAATTTGCCGATCACCTTTTCCCACGGGCCGTACCACTCATATTGAAAGCGGGAAGCCAGTACACCGCTGCGGGAGATCACCGCGTTAATGAGCTGGGCCTCGTAGCCCAGAACGCCATTAATCAGGTGTGTTTTCTGTGCAACGGCGAACGGATTCATTTGCCACTGAGCCGCCTGCATCGCCACAGCCATACAATCCGCCGCGTTGCCCTGAAGGTGTCGCGGCACGGTTGCTGCGCCCTGAGACATCATCTGCGCAAACGCACTAATGGCGTTCAGATACTGCGAGTCGAATAACGCGATATTTGAGTTAACAATCGCGCTCTGGTCTGCTACTGCAACGTTTGTGTTTTCCATGATCCCCCCCTTATGCATTTGCCAGTGCGCGCAGAACTTCGAGACGGCGCAGGTCATAGTCGGTAAGTTCATCTGCGTAATCGTCGGTGACCGGCGCTGGCCATTCACCAGAGTCGAAGGCATTGGCAATAGCGCGAATTGTGGTCTGGTACTCCAGTGCGCCCAGCTCGATTAAATCCGGACTGGCTTCAACGATGGCGATCCAGTGGTAGCCCTCATCCTTGTTGACGAAGATCCAGAAGAACTGGTCCAGAGCTGCTGTGTTCATGTACATCGCAGCACTGAGGTGGTAATCGCGGTCAATAATTTCCCGGTGCAGCCTTGCCCTGAGTGCGGACTGTTTGACGTTCCACATGCTGATAGTTTTCAGGTCAACGCCGATACGGATCCCACCCATATCGATTTCCAGATCCGGGCGAACGCGGATTTCAAGCCCGGTTTCATCGTCAAACCCGAAATAACTCACCTCTACGGCGCGGCTCGGATGAGTGAGGAATTTCCCGGCGGTCGGGTGTGCCAGCAGCGCAGACTGAATCGCCGTTGCTGTTGCCAATTGCTGGCGGGTGACCAGCACTTTGTTTTCCGGGTTTTCGCTCCATGCCGCCAGCAGCTCGTCGGCAAAAATGGCGTATGGATTAACCGTCTTAACCGACTGAATCAGATCCGATTTAGTACCGGATACTTTGAGCGCCACTGGTTTCTGCATTTCCTGAGCAACCAGGTCAGGATTGATAATCATCAGTTGCTCGAGCAGTGCGTCGCGGCTGCCACTGGTCTTAATCTGCGTGGGCAGGGTGGCGTTGTATTCTTTGATGCAGGCTTTCATCGCCGCGGCAGTCTGCTTTTGTCCTTCTTCAATGCGCTGATATTCCGCCGGCAAGTTCATGTAGCTTTGGCCGGTTTCGTCTGCTGATGCGCCAAGCGGCAGTTGCGCGGGCAGGGTGGCGTTGTGTGCTTCCAGCAGTGCTTTGATATCGTCGGCACTGAGCTGTGGTGGCAGCGCTGCGTTGTACTCGTCGATGAACGCGCGGATCGTTGCTGTTGTTGTAAAAGCACCTTCCGGGATCTCCGGTTCAATACTGAATTCCGCTAACAGGTTTTCAGGCTGGAGCGCCAGCGCATGTACCAGGTTACCCATATCCAGAACTTTGGATTGTTCCCGGGCAATAGTTTTGGCTACGTGGCGCGCGTTGAAGTACATCAGGCTTACCCGGGCGTCTTTCACCTGCGTGCTGCTGATGCCATTGGCAGCGTGGTAGACGGTGTTCGGTAAACCTTCGTAGCGACCCGGTTCGAAGAATGCCGGGTACTCGGGTATTTCGTCCTCTGTATCCTGCTGTGCGTCAGCCTGTACAGTGTCAGCACTTGCATGTTGAGCCATTGCCACCGCCATCACCGGGGCAGCGGATGCCATGATATCGTGAGTGGTCAGGGCAGTTGTCGGCGCACCAGTATCAACAGTGCTTTCGTTCGCTGACTGCGGATCAGTATTTTCGTCTTCGATCGTGACAATCTCTTCCATCTGCACATCGATGGTGTTCCCCGCTGTAATGACTTGATGTAATTTTTCTTCGGCAGCGCTCTGACGAGCCTGATCTACCAAAGAAAGGCCTGTTACTGACTGTTTACCCACCAGACCATCGATAGAGAATACGCCGTCACCCATATTGGCGATTTCAGGCTGTTCGGTAGCAGCGTTCTGTTTTGCTGCGAGCTGTTCGTTAATTTCGTTTTCCCAGCTCACATCTTGTGCGTGACCGGCGGCTGTCAGAGTTTTTTCTGTTGGCGCATCGTGATTGCTTTCCGTCAGATTGGCGTTGATATATGTCTGAAGGCTGACAGGGAAATGGTGCGCATTCTCTGTGGCACCGCGGATGAGAGCGAAGATAGCCGCGCGTGAATAATCGAGGATGCCGGCGGTTTTGCGCAGTGCCTCAGACCACTCTCTGAACGGGCTTTCTTTCTTGCTGACGATCTCTTTCGCGCGACGGAATACACTGCCAGGGATATCGTAGATGTTGAAATCCATTGGCAGGGTTGCCAGTGCAATTTCGATATCCAGCGTGTCAAGCGTGTGGGTCAGGTCCGGGTTGCGATCTGTCTTGTTGCCGCCGCCAGCATTTGTATTGGTGTCGGTGCGCTGGACTGACGCAATACGGTTTCCGCTCACCCACTCTTTGACCAGCAGGTCGCGATCTACGTAAGGCGTTTCGCGCCAGATTTTGATGAAGTGACAGAGGGTGCCAAGTTCTGGGGCTTTTACGTCTACTGGGAATACACGTTTTATGGCATCAGTCATTTTCCAGACGTCGTACTCTTTGACGTCTTTCAGTGATGGTTCGTTTTCTGCGGCAAGCAGCAGGTTCTGCACGTAGTTGTTATCCACATCCATTTCGAGCGTGAGGATAGTTTTCTTTTGTTCTGCATCGATGTGGTATGCATACTCTTTTTCGGTTATGAACTGCGCCAGGACACGTTGACGAAATGGCAGGGTGGCGACGGTGAGCAGCTCAGGCATATCCTGTTCACGGAATTTTTCAACAACAGCCGTTGCCGCGGCGATTTCTTCAGGTATCGCACCTGCAATTTCGCCAGCACCATCGTTTTCAGCATCTGATTTGCTGGTGCTTGTTACAACCGGCAGCCATGTACGGCCATCATCAGCAAGCGCATAGCGATCGCACCAGGTGAAATCGATAACTTCTTCTTGCGGGAGATCGTTAACGACAGGGAAGTCGGTCAGAACTGGCAACTGGTAATCGTGTCCGCGCCCGACTTCAATGCCGTTATCCTCCAGCACCACATGTGCCTGTAATTTGGCTCGGGCTTCGGTTTTGGCGGTAAACCAGAACACGCCATTCGGTTTACCGGACTTCTGACTGGCTTTGATCAAATGGAAGAATTCCATATCAGATCCTCTTTTTTGGGTGATAGAATCCCCGGCGCTGAATAAGCCGCCTGCGGTTTATTAGTGTTAAAAGTTCCGGTTTGCTTTGGTCGGTACACCGGAAGGGCTGGCCCACCTTGCGTGGGCTTTTGCTCAATGAACTTGACGCAAAACTACTTCGGTGAATTCATGCTTATAGTTGCGATAAGATCCGAACGTCGATTTGTCAGCATCTGAAATATTGACCGCCAGCAGGGAGATAGCTTTTACTGCACAATGGGCGCAGTCGAATTTACCCAGTACATAACCGCCATCGAGAATAATGGTCACCTCTTTTGAAGAGGGCGTGTGAATAATGCCGCTTACTTTATTTTCGCAATTGAAGACGGCAATGGCCGGATTGATTGCTTTCAGCTCCATTTCAACGGTAGTGACTTCCATAAATACTCCTTCGTTTTACGTTAGTTAATTAGCCTTCGTGCGCCCATTGGTCATGGGTTGCACACTGTTTAGAGCAGTATTCATTTTCTTTGCGGGCGAGCTGCGCGCCGTTCTGGAACAGAATTGTTTCTTTAACTGTGGTTTCAGCCGTGAGCGGCTTGCCGCAGTAAGCGCATTTCGCGCCGGTGGGTGTTTTTTCTTTGATCACTGGATCACCTTTCCCGTTTAACAGAACCTCTACTAGGCAGTCGCTGATGCGCGTTGCTTCACGCATGGTGCTCAGGTAGACGTGTTTGCCGCGAACGGCTGAGACATTCCAGGTGTGGCCCTTGTGCATGGCCAGCATGCCTGGTGTCACACACTGACGAATGATGTGCATCGTGCCGTAGTGTTGATTGATCATCTCATCCTCTGCCGTTGTCGCCCGGCTGGCGGAACGTTGAAAAACCTTATGCGCGTATTGCTGTGCGGTGAGTGGTCTTCGCTAGTGGCTCTGGTGCTGAACTTCTGGCTGTCCAGGAAGGCTGCAATTCACCACCGCGGAGATTACTCGTTTGGATGAATTTATAATAGCTATAGCGATTAACTTAATCAATCGCCTAAACGATATTTATTGTGATAAAGCGATTATTAACTGATTTATAAAGCGATTTATTTTTTTGAATAATGCATGGTATGCTTAAAAAAACATCAATTAGTGAGGGCTACAGCATGGCTTATGACGAGGAATCTGCACGACGTTACAGAGAAATGTGCAGGATTATCGGTGATGTAGTGATTGCTATGGTTGCTGAGGGACATGAAACAAGGAAGGATGCTATAGCTGACGTACTAAGAACGGAGATGACGAAGGGATCTAAAAAGTGGGATCCAGAACAGTTGCAGTTGATTGAGTTTGCGGTGGAGCTTCTGGAAGAGTAATGCAACAAAAAATTTGCGCGGATTTCAGGGAGATTTACAGAACGCGCGCAAATCTGAAAGTCTGTTTTGAGTGAAGAACGGACACGGTATTAATCCTATTCTTTCAATCAGGTTACGATAGCCTTACTCATGTTGACGCCCGTGACACCGAATCCACTGCTCTCGTAGATATGACGGGCTCGGACATTATCACCAGCGACACGTAGTCTGATTTCTTTAAAACCTTTCTCGCGTAGGTGTTCTTCAAAAGCACTAAGAGTTTGTTTACCAAGCCCCATACCCTGGCAGGAGTTGAAAATATGAAAATCATAGATAAAAACACTACCTGCCGTTGTATCTGGCTTATACCAGAGATAGCCGACATGCCTGTCAGTTTGATCTAATTTTTCAACAAGACACAATAATACTTGCCCATGAGTATTCACTCCCTCTGCCAGCATTTCCGATATTTCCTTAGTCGCTCTTGCAAGAGAATCAGCCGGAGAAATTCTATAGTTTGACTGTATCTCATCAGCATAATCAGAAATAAAATATTCAAGAAAAGCTGGATATTCCTTTTCAGACATCGAACGGAACAAGATCATTCCTTACTCCTTAGTGATCGTTCCCACAGCAAAATTGGATGATATTATTAGCGCTGACAACTCCTTAGCGTCAATATAATTCATTTTTGAGGTGCGCTTGCATTCCGTGATCGTACCTTGATGCCCGTTCTGTAATCTACCTGCCAGGTTAGGTTAACTCTGTGTATGACAATGCCAGATCAAGTCTGAACTAATTCATTTTATCCGTGCTTCCGATACGTTTGCGGCATGCTGCCAATCACCTTCCCGAAGATAAGAACACGGTTCATCTCGTCTTTTTCAATCGGGTCCCACGGCGAGTAAATCTTGTTGTCTGATATAACCAGCAACTTGTCTTTCATTTTCTGCAAGCGCTTTACATGCGCTGTATCGTCATACAGGAACGCATAGATGCCGTCGCCATCGAAGTTTTTGATACTGATATCGACGAACAGTAGATCACCTGGTTCTATCGTTCCGGACATGCTGTCACCGCGTACGTTGATGATGCGTATCTGTTCGGCCTTACGTCCATCAAACATTGTCCGCGCATCTTCAGGTGCGTATTCCATCGACCGCAGCACTTCAACAAACTCGCTGTTCACCACACCTGGTCCGGCGCTGACACTCAGATTCAGAACCTCCAAGCGATAAAGGCCATCACTGACTTTTGGTTGCGCAACTGGCTGCTGGCCATCGTTGCGCATAGGGCCGTTACCGGTAGAAAGCCATTCAGGGCGAACACCAAGTACAGATGCAATTTCGACAGTTTTTCTTGAACTTGAAGCGCCATTGAGCAGTTTATTAACACTTGATTGCGCCATCCCGACAGATTTAGCCAACTTCCCTTGCGTATAGCCAGCCTCTGTCATTGCACGGTCAAGGCGTTCAGAAAACCCCATAAAAACACTCCTTAATTAGTGTCCAGAAATTTTATCGCTGAAGCGATGAATAAGCAAAAATCGCCTATGCGATTGACATTCGTTAAAGCGATATTCATAATCTGCAAGAATTGATAGCCGAGGTGATTATGAAAAATTCTGCCGTAGAAAAAGCGATTGCTATCGCTGGCAGCCAGAAAGAGCTTGCCAAGCGCTGTGGTAAAGCCCAGTCAACGGTTTGTGACTGGCTGAATGGGAAAAAACAAATCTCTCCCGTCCATGTTATCGGGTTGGTTAGAGCTGTTGGCGGAGAGATTCAAGCGCATGAGTTTCGCCCCGATCTACCTGAACTGTTTCCACATCCAGACAGTGCCGCTTAATCGGCGGCCTAACACGCAACGGAGTTTCAATCATGCACAACGCAATAGCACGAAAGTTGGAACCACCAATTCTCAAGCCACTTGAAATAGAAACTATTTTGCTCAACCGGCTGGCGTCAGTGGGGCAGAAGAATTACGCCGAGCAAATCGGCATCAGCGAGTCGACGGTTAGCAAGCGCAAAGCCGACAGCCATTTCTCGGAGATGGCCAGGGAGTTATCAGCGCTCGGGCTGCAGGTGGTACCGCCAGAGGCAGTGGTGGTTTCTCGCGATTACCTGACGTCAGTAGAGACGCTGGCGGATATCGGCCTTCGCGCCGAACGCGCGCGGCCAGGTCCGCTGGGATGGGACTGATGGAGAGACTAAAAATGGTGAAGACCGGACTGCGCTAACAGTGCCGGTCTTCGGATGTAATCATGGAAGTAATTACGGGGTAAGTATGTCAAACACCGCTGAAGTTATCAAATTCCCTGCGCCTGAACGAGCGCAACAGGAGCGAAATATGGCTGATCTGGAAAATGGCTATTTACGCCTGGCCAATCAGATCCAGGATGCCCTATGTATCGTTGAGTTGTCCGGGCGTGAGTTCCGCGTCCTGAACGCCATTGTTCGTCTGACTTATGGCTGGTCAAAGAAGTCAGATCGGATTACCAATAGCCTCATTGCGGACAAGACGACGCTCAAAGCTAAGCACGTATCCGAAGCCGTCCTAAGTCTTGCCTATCGCAATATTATTAAGCTGCGTCGGATAGGGCAAACGAGATACATCGGGATTAACACAAGTCTGGATCAATGGGCTTACACAAAGCCCAATTGCTCAAAGTGTCCAGTTGATTTCCCTGCCGCGGAGATCGTTACTTGGGCTATCACCCTCCCTGAAACAGGGGAAAACCATCCCCGAAAACAGGGAGATGTATCCCCGAAAATGGGGATGGATATCCCTGAAAACGGGGATAGCGAAAATGAACCATCGACCATCCCTGAAAACGGGGAAAACTATCCCCGAAAACAGGGAGAGGTATCCCTGAAAACGGGGAACACCAAAGACATTATTCCAAAGACAAATATAAAACCTAATACCCCCTCTAATCCCCCAAAGGGGAAAGACAAATTTGATCCCCTCAGCATTCTCGTTCCTGAGTGGCTTGATCAAACCGCTTGGCTGGAGTGGGTTTCTTACCGTAAGCAGTCGGGCAAAGCCATTAAAACCGAGCTGACAGTCACGAAGGCATTCAAGCTACTGAAAGAGTGTCTGGACGAAGGCCATAACCCCGTTGACGTAATCAACGCGAGTATTGCCAACGGGTATCAGGGCTTATTCAAGCCGAAGTTTCCGGTAAAGCCCACCTCCCGCACCTCCAATGGGAACGGCCAGCCTATAGATTTCAACAACACCGATTGGATCAACGGGGTGCTCGATGAAAAATATCTCTGAACAGATTCACAACCTCGATCGGGAAAATTTCCGCCGTGTTGCTCACGGTCTGCCAGAAGTTCAGGACGACAACGTTCCTGTCAGACAACAGCAGGTGGCAGAAGTGTTCAACAGCCTGTTTTCTCAGTTGCGCGCAACGTTCCCGGCTGCGATCGCTAATTTCCGCACCCAGGATGAGTTCGATGAATTTCGCCGTCAGTGGCTGCTGGCGTTTAGCGAGAACGGGATAACAACTTTGGCACAAGTCGCCGCAGGTATGCGCGTTGCTCGCCAGCAGGAAAAACCGTTCCTGCCGTCGCCGGGCCAGTTCGTCGCCTGGTGCCGTGCGGAAGAGTGTGCGGCGGTAGGGCTGCCAGACCAGGGAGCGCTGATGGATCTTTTTTATCGCTATTGCCGCACGCGCGGGAGCTATCCGGATGCAGAGTCATTTCCGTGGCCCGGGAAAATCGATGGTAAGAACACCCGTCAATCATCCGCGAATTACTGGATCGTGACCACGCTGTACCAGCAGATGCGCGCCAGTGGTCTGAGTGACTCCGAGGTCCGCCGCAAAGCCGGGGAAGAGCTGGCAGAGATGGCACTGCGCATTCGTCGTGGCGAAGAAATTCCGGAGCCGAAAAAACAGCTACCGAAGCTGGGTGGCAAGCCGCTGACACAGGCGCAACAGCTCGCAAAAATCCGCGAAATTCAGGCTAAGCATGGTTTTAAGGGAAGGGCGTAACGATGGCGAATACCCTCAAGCCAAAGCAAAAAGCCATTGTGGAATTCATCGAGGCTAACGGCCTGGCGACGCCGCGCCAGATTCGAACGCTGCTGTCGTGTGACATCCGCGAAGCATACGACCGACTTAAACGCCTGCGTATGGCTGGCATCCTGAAAAACATCGGTAAGCCGCACCATCCAGAGTACCGCCTTGTGAAGAGCTGGCGGACAAAGGCTAAAACACCTGAACCTCGGGTGGAAGTGCGGTCAATAGCGGATGTCTGCCGGGATAACTGGCAGGGCTATCAGGTACACAAAATTTTCGGGAGTGCTCGAGTATAAACATTCAACAAATTATTGCTGCCTCAGGACATGTTAGTGTTTGCTTGTAAGCATAAGCACCATTTAACTTGACGCAATGTCTAAATGGTTTAACATTTTACTATTATATTATGTCAAATTTGCTTTTTTGTTTGACATGTGTTGTCTGAGGAATCGCATGAACGTTTTAGTAGAAGATATAGTTGCGCTTATCGAAGCATCTTTGGATGCAAACTATTCTGAAGTCCGGAGTGTTAGCAACCGCATAGCACGCGAAATCAGCATCGAGGATATGGATGCTGCGAAAAAAATTAAGTCCGTGCTAAGACGAAAAGGTGTCCCCTTACAAAGCTCTGGGTACACCGCTAGCTTACCTGTAGATCCAAAATCAAGGATGCCTTTGATTGAGGAACATCAATGGCCTGTAACCCCACTGTTTTTAGGTGAAAGTGAAAGGAACACATTTACTACATTCATCGAAAGTGTTAAATATCAAAATAAACTCATTGAAAATGGATTAACGGGAAAACTTGGATTACTGCTCTCTGGTCCTCCGGGTACAGGGAAGACACTTATAGCGGGGCACATTGCTTCTCAATTAAATAGACCCCTATATGTGGTTAGGCTTGACTCAGTGATATCTTCTTTGTTGGGCGATACAGCGAAGAACTTAAGGCAAATATTTGATTTTGTTCCTTCACGTAATGGCATACTGCTTCTTGATGAAGTAGATGCAGTTGCTAAAGTAAGGGATGATAGGCATGAGATAGGCGAGCTCAAACGCGTTGTTAACACCTTGATACAGGGTTTAGATTCGCTAGATGATAACTCTATCGTTATCGCAGCAACTAATCATGCAGAGTTACTTGATCCTGCAATATGGCGACGCTTTCCTTTTAAAATACGTCTTGATCTGCCATGTCAAGGCTTGAGGGAAGAATTGTGGAATCATTTTCTTTTCCAAGACAAAGGAAAGAGCTTAGACCTTAGAGCGTTAGGTGCATTATCAGCTGGTCTGAGTGGTGCTGATATTGAGACTATATCTATATCGGCAAGAAGACAATCTATATTGAAGGGGGCGGAATTAAATATGTCCTCGATCATTCTTTCTATAGTCGACAGTGATTTCAACAATTCAGTTATACCTGGGGCTAACGATCTCGAACCTATAAAAAAGAAAAAAATCATTAATCTATTAGCCGATACAAAATCCTTCACACAGTCAGAAATCGGAACTTTACTAGGTTTAAGTAGGCAGACAGTCTCAAGTCATTTAAAGGAGTAATCATATGGCAGATGGTAACAGAACACCTTTATTAAACCCTATCCTCTCTTTTTTAGAGAAACCCACTCCTAAAGCTGTTAACGGAGGAGGGAAAAGTGCGAAAGGGATTAACTGGACAAGATTAGATGCGCAAAAAAAATCACTGGCTGAAAATCTTACAGCTGTTAGCAAAAACGACAGGATTGTAACGCATTCTGGAAAAATCCATCTGCTTGTGAAAATGTTTGATGATTCATTGGCACCATCTTGGACGCCTAATGATCTTTTTGAAACCAACAGCATCACGCGTATAGTCTCCCCTGCTTATAACGGGTTTCTGGTTGAAACTTCGAAAGAAAAAATACCTGAATTAATAAAAAGGGTTAAATCTGCTAATACTGACAAAATCAAAGTTGATATTTCACGCCTTAAAACTATTAAAAGTTTTGATAAAAGTGAAGTGCTAAGAGGGAGAGATGAGTCAGCAGTTTATAAAGATGATGGAACTATTAAACAGTTCAATGTATGGATATTGCCATTTTATGATTCTAAGGCTCGAATATCTGTTTCCGACGAATTGAAACGATTAGAAAAAGATGGGGTTTTGAATTTTGGTGAAGCAATTTTCGATAATATATTTTCTGATGAAAAGGAAAGTAACATCACTAGCACTTTCTCTAAGAAAGTAAAACGTTACTTAACTGATGGTTACCTTTCCTTTACTACTATTATTAAAACAAAAAGTGATTTCAAAAAGTTAATTAGTTCAGGTGCAATTTATCGTATAGAGCCTGTCAAATCCATTGCTGGCAGATCACTCCCCCCTGGCAGTGGGAAAGAACCATCACCTAAAATGGTCGACAAAAATGGTGCTCCAACGGTTGTAATCGTTGACGGGGGATGTTCTGCTAAGTCGTATCTCCCATTAAATGTTCTTAGCATCAAACCTCTTGTTGATGAGCATTCTGCCGATATTACCCATGGTAATTATGTCACTTCATTAGTATGCCAAGGATCTGGATGGAATAATAATCTCTCGCTACCTCATCTTGAATGTAAGTTTATTAGTGTCCAAGCAATTAATAAGTCTGGAATTAAACTTCAACCAACTAGTGAGCAGTTTGTTAATTATTTGAGAGGAGTCGCTGAAAATACTAAAGGAGTTGCTTCGGTTTGGAATCTTTCATTTAATCAGATTCGTCCCGAAGATAACCCTGATGAAATAAGTTTCTTAGGGCACGAAATCAATGCTATAGCGCGCGAGTATTCAATACTCCCGGTAATATCAATCGGGAACGTCAGTGAAGAAAACCCTTTAAGACTATGTCCTCCTGCTGATTGTGAAGCTGCACTTACGATTTCAGGTAGGACCGCGAATTTAAAAGGCGGGGTGAGTTCTCCCTGTCCATTTAGTCTTCGCGGACCCGCTCCAGCCGGTATGAAAAAACCGGAATTGTCATGGTTCTCGAAACTCAGGATGTTAGGTGGTGATATAAAAACTGGAACTAGTTTTAGTGCACCTCTGGTATCTGCAATAGCAGCCCATACCTTTAAGAACATTAAAAATTCAACGCCAGATTTAGTGAAGGCTTTGCTCGTAAATAAAGCAGAACGAATTGATCATGATTCGCGATTAGGATGGGGATCTCCATGGCATGAAAATGATGTTATGCCATGGTTGTGTGAAGACGGCTCCGTTACATTAGCATGGAATTCAAAATTAAAAGCTGGAACTTCTTATTACTGGAACAATATTCCAATTCCACCTGAAATGTTTGTCGGAGGGATGTTGAAGGGGGATATTATTCTCACAGCAATACTTAAGCCGTTAGTGTCAGAATTAGGTGGGGATAATTATTTTGCTACCAGATTACAATGTGCTCTGCAACACGTGTCTGAAGAAGGCAAGACTAAAAGTCTGCTTGGAACGATGAAAGAATCCACGGAAAAGGAACTCGATTCGCGTATAGAATTGGCTAAGTGGAGCCCTATAAGGCACCACGGCAGAACTTTTAAAAATGTAACTTTAGATAATGATAAAGTTAGACTGTATGCAAGGATATTTACTCGGGATCTGTATCAATTTGGCTATTCAACTCATCATGAATTAGATGAACAAGATGTAGCATTTGTATTGACGTTCAAAAGTGATGATGGAAATCCGGCTATTTACAACTCTATGAAGCAACGGCTTGGAAATAAAGTTGATATTGCCACGATTTCTCAAGATATCAATCTTGATGATTTTATTTGATTTTTATATGTGGCTTCTATATTTTTCAGGTGCCAGATTAACCTTTGACACCTGAAATTTTATAACGTTGATATTAAGGCTAGATGAATTAGGCTTGCCCTGATGGTTTTTGTGAAGAAAGAGTTGAAAATATTTTAAATTTACGGGCTCTTCTGATGAGGCGCTGATGAGGACTAATTTTCCGGAAGTATGTTTAGCTTAGGTGATCTGCTCCCCGTTGATTAATACACCGCGATGTTAGTAATGTCTTCATAAGCCACATGAGGACATCCCCATGAAGAAGCGTTTTTCCGACGAACAGATCATCAGTATCCTCCGCGAGGCTGAAGCCGGGGTTTCTGCCCGTGAGCTCTGCCGTAAGCACGCCATTTCCGACGCCACCTTTTACACCTGGCGTAAGAAGTATGGCGGTATGGAGGTGCCCGAGGTTAAGCGCCTGAAGTCGCTTGAGGAAGAGAACGCCAGGCTCAAGAAGCTGCTTGCCGAAGCCATGCTGGATAAGGAGGCGCTTCAGGTGGCTCTGGGGCGAAAGTACTGACGACAGGCCAGAAGCGCGAAGCCGTGGTGTTGATGTGTGATGCGACCGGTCTGTCGCAACGTCGAGCCTGCAGGCTTACAGGTTTGTCCCTGTCGACCTGCCGTTATGATGCTCAGCGTCCGGCTGCTGATGCACATTTATCAGGGCGTATTACTGAGCTGGCGCTTGAACGCAGACGTTTTGGTTATCGGCGCATCTGGCAGTTGCTGCGTAGGGAGGGCCTTCACGTCAATCACAAGCGGGTATACCGTATTTACCACCTTAATGGACTGAGCGTAAAACGCAGACGACGCCGTAAAGGGCTGGCGACCGAACGGTTTCCGCTTCTGCGCCCGGATGCACCGAACCTTACATGGTCGATGGATTTCGTTATGGACGCACTGGCCAACGGTCGCAGAATCAAGTGCCTGACCTGTGTGGATGATTTCACGAAGGAGTGTCTGACGATCACCGCTGCTTTCGGTATTTCAGGCGTTCAGGTCACGCGTATTCTGGACAGCATCGCGTTGTTTCGGGGGTATCCGACGACAATAAGGACCGATCAGGGCCCGGAATTTACCTGCCGCGCGCTCGATCAATGGGCCTTTGAGCATAGTGTGGAACTACGGCTTATCCAGCCAGGTAAGCCAACGCAGAACGGATTTATTGAGAGTTTTAACGGACGCTTTCGCGATGAGTGTCTGAATGAACACTGGTTCAGCGATATTCTTCATGCCCGGAAAACGATTAATGACTGGCGGCAGGATTATAACGAGTGCCGTCCCCATTCATCGCTGGATTACCAGACACCAGCTGAATTCGCAACGGACTGGCGAAACAGGAAATATGAAGAAAAACCAACCGACATTACTAACTGAAGGTTGTATCTAATCCCGGGGGCAGATCATAGGAGGCTGCATAATACCTAACCCATTTGACGCCCTGATGTTCGTCCTGCTGGTCGTTGACGCGCTCAATGAGTCTGCATGGCTACCACAGTGAGCAAGCCTTTATAGTTAAAATAATATATAATCCTCTCGAATACGGAGGAGATATAGAGGATTTTTAATTGTTCAACGGAATAGCCAGCGATAATTGAGGAGAGAAAATTGCTCGCAAATATTTTGAGCTTCATCGGGGTGATTGTTTCTTTGGCGAGCTGTTACTATGCGTACAAAGCATTTTCATCCACCAAAGAGATCTCTTTTCCACCAGTTAATCCAAGAAACTCAGTTTGCCTTGTAAGACAACTTTCAAATGAAGCAAAAAAACTTGAAGAATTTATTAGTAAGCATAAGCACAAAAAAGTTTACCTGAACATAGATCTTGACGGTGATAATTTCGAGGCAAATAAAGAAAAAGATGGAAACGCTGTCTGGATTTCTGTTTGGACGGAAACATTTGATTCAATTAATGAAGGTGAGAAACCCAGCTCATTCAATAGTCATGGATTTCAACTGACTATAGTTTTCAATGATAGTGGGTATGGGGACTTTTCATGGTTCAAAGGCAACTATAGACTTTCAGGATATTTTTTCATTGATGATTACAGAGGGCCGTATCAAGGAATAATGTCCGCAGTGATCTCTACAGCAAAAACCATATGAAACTGCTTTGATTTTCCATAATCAGCCAGCCATAATATCAATGCCGTCGGATTGAACACCCGGCGATACCTTATGCGCCAGATGGGGACATTATGGCGCAGCAGTTACAGCTCGTTAAGCAGTCAAATGGAATCCTGATCCCGGCCACGCCGGAGAGCAGCGATTATGTGCAATCAAAAATTAAGCTCGGTGCCGTGTTGGTGGCTGAGTTTACGAAGGTCCGCAATCCGGCTTTTCACCGCAAATTCTTCGCACTTCTAAACCTCGGATTCGAATACTGGGAACCTACGGGCGGCGCTATCTCGTCGAACGAACGGCGACTGGTGAACGGTTATGCAAAATACCTCGCTTCCTATGGTGGCAACGAAGCTGCTCTGATGGATGCTGCCGAGCAGTATCTGGGGCAGGTTGCAAGCCGTCGTATTACCAACGGGATCAGCCTTTGTAAATCCTTCGACGCATATCGCGCATGGGTTACCGTGGAGGCGGGTCACTATGACGCGATCGAGCTGCCAGACGGCACACTCAGGAAGCATCCCCGCAGCATTGCCTTCGGCAACATGGACGAAACCGAATTCCAGCAGCTCTACAAAGCCGCGTTGGATGTTCTGTGGCGCTGGATTCTGTCGCGTGCATTTGCCACGCAGCAAGATGCGGAAAACGCAGCATCACAACTGATGAGCTTCGCGTGATGATGGCGACCAGAAAGAGCTGGTTCCAGCACACCGAATGCACGACCACAGAGGCCGACGAATTGATGGCACGATACCGGCGTCGTGGTGTTGAGGTCGAGCGTAGTCTGAATCCCGATTTTATCACCTGGACTGTCAGTGCCAGACTTCCCGAACAAAGAAACGGTAAGCGCGGACGCCCGTGGGGAGGTCGCCTTGGCTGATTTACGCAAAGAGGCTCGCAGCCGCGAGTGTCAGATTCGGATCCCCGGTATCTGCAATGGTAATCCCGAAACAAGCGTGCTAGCACATTACCGCCTGGCGGGAACCTGTGGCACAGGCATCAAACCGGATGATATGCAGGGTGCCATAGCCTGCAACTGCTGTCATGACGCTATCGATGGAAGGGTAAAAACAGAATACAGCCACGATGAGTTGCGCCTTATGCACGCTGAAGGCGTAATGCGCACGCTCGCCATCTGGAAAAAAGAAGGGCTGGTGAAATCATGACGCCAGCAGACATCTACCGATATCAGAAAGAATCCATCCTGCGCGCGCTTGCACCGGCGCGCCAGCACCATTCCCAAACACAGCAGAAAAAAGGAGCCGCCGCATGACTGCAAACCTCTCGTACATCCGACAGCAACTGATCGCCGCAACTGCTGATCTGAGTGGAGCAACAAAAGGCCAGTTATTGGCGTGGCTGGAAAACGCGCAGTTCGATACCAGTTCATTTCGCCGTAAGAAACCCAAAATCTACGACGATAAAACGGGTAAATGGATCACCCTTGATAATCCACCAATTCAGGGGCGGCAGTCACTGGCAAAGGGGACATCGATTGCACTGGTTCAACCCGTGGAATTTGCTACGGCGTCATGGCGCAGGGCACTGGCTGTATTAGATGATCACCAAATGGCCTGGTTATTTTGGAATTACAGCGAAAATATTCGTTTTGAGTATCAGGTAACGATCACCCGATGGGGATGGGGGGTGATGAAAGAAGAACTGGCGTCAAAACGGATTGCAGCCAAGACGAAAGCAAAACTGGAGAAACTCATCTGGCTGGCGGCGCAGGATGTGAAAGCTGAGCTCGCAGGACGCAATGTATATGAGCAGCAGGCGCTGGCGCAACTGGTGGATGTTAACCGAGATAACTGGTGCCATAACTACCGGGGCTACTGGCTGGCAATGCGTAATGTATTTTTACGTCTTGATACTGAGTCGCTTTTTGCAGTTAAAGCTGCACGTTCGAAACAAAAGGCTGCTTTTTCGGTGCGAAATGGTTGCAAAAGTCAATTGGATGGGGCATATTTGACCTCACTTTGATATGCTGCCAAAAGTTTTAGTGGCGGCAAAGACTGAACCTCGCGCATGCGGGGTTTTTTGTTTCTGTGTATTTAGTTCTTGCTGACCTGGGCAACCAGAGTTATCTGTGTGTCACACCAATTTAAAGGGTAAAAGACATGCAAAAACAGCAGGATATGACAGAAACAGCAAAAGCTGTATTAAACGCACTAAGCACTTCGCCTGCGACTGCAGGGGATGTCGCGGCGAAGGTACATATTTCACATGAACGCTGCCAGCTCATACTGACTCAGTTAGTTATGGCGGGGTTATCGCATTATCAATACGGATGTTATAAGCGCCTCCAGTAATGGGGGCTTCCTGCTGTGAAAATGGGCGGCTGGTGGGTGTTGTAGCACCCAACCAGCCATTCGCTCATGTCTGAGGTCACAAGCGAACCACGGCCCACTGCTTTAGCGCAAAAGCATAGTGAGCCTATCAGAGTCCCGCTTACTGATCTATGAAAAATACTGTAAAAATATCCAGTATTGAGTTAATCAACGCTGATTGCCTGGATTACATACAAACCCTCCCTGATAATTCTATTGACCTGATTGTTACCGATCCGCCTTACTTCAAGGTTAAGCCGAACTGCTGGGATAATCAGTGGAAAGGGGACGAGGATTACTTAAAGTGGCTGGACGGTTGCCTGGCACAATTCTGGCGAGTCCTAAAACCTTCGGGCAGTATCTATCTGTTTTGCGGGCATCGTCTCGCGTCAGACATAGAAATGATAATGCGCCACCGGTTCAATGTGCTGAATCACATCATCTGGGCAAAGCCATGGGGAAGGTGGAACGGCTGCAACAAAGAAAGCCTGCGGTCTTACTTCCCGGCGACCGAGCGCGTTCTCTTCGCAGAGCATTATCTGGGGCCGTACAGACCGAAAGACGATGGTTACGAGCGGAAAGGTACTGAGTTGAAGCAAAACATGATGGCTCCCCTGATCGGGTATTTTCAGAGTGCCCGCGCTTCGCTCGGCGTGACATCGAAAGAAATTGCAGCCGCCACGGGTAAGAAAAACATGGTCTCGCACTGGTTTGGAGCCAGTCAGTGGCAGTTACCCAGCGAGGCGGATTATCACAAGTTGCAGGAGCTGTTCAGACGAATAGCCGCTGACAAACATCAGCTTAATGAGCTGATACAGCCGCATCATCAACTGGCTGCTACGTACCATTCGCTTAACCGTAAATACTGCGAGCTGGTGGACGAATATAAATCGCTCCGGCGGCACTTTGCTGTCACCGCAGCGGTTCCTTATACGGATGTATGGACTTACAAGCCTGTGCAGTTCTACCCAGGTAAACACCCATGCGAAAAGCCTGCTGACATGTTGAGGGATATTATCAACGCCAGCAGTAAACCCGGTGATCTCATCGCTGATTTCTTCATGGGTTCAGGCTCCATGCTTAAAGAAGCGGTGAAACTTGGCCGTCGCGCGATCGGCGTTGAACTTGAAACAGACCGATTTAATCAGACTGTTACTGAGATTCGTGCACTTTTAAGAAATGATGCTGAAACTACAGAATGAGCAATACCTTCTTCAGTTACGGCCAACGCTGTTGGCCGTACATCTCTGCCTAATCGGGAAGGTTACACAACACTTTTTGTAAAAAGGAACGCCATGTTTCACCCCATGAATCTGGCATAAATTGTTTCTCTGCCAGTATGGTCATAGTGTTGATTAATTCTTCATCACTTTGTATGGCAAGTAGTTGAGAAAGTTGTTGTTTGAGATTGCGAATAGCAAATTCATTTTCCATCTCAACATAAGCCTCCATGACTTCATCGATATTTTCGCCAAATATTTGATAATCTGGGCCGAAAAAAATCACGATAAGCTTTCTGATTGTTTCGTAATTTTTGTCCATCATTTATCTCATTATCGGATACGCGGTTAAAACGTAATAAGGCTTGTTGTTGTACATTTTTTTAAGCAAAACAATTCGTACCAAATAGAGAGTTTCCTTGGCCTTGCTTCCCTGGCGGAAACCGTAACCAATTGCCGAGCCTGATTGATATGTAATTTCAAGAAAATTCTCGGCGCTTCGAGACAGGTTCGCCCAATAAAGAATTTTCAGCCGATTAGCTTTCAGCCCTTCACTGATAACCTTTTCTGCTTGTTCTAGCTTATAAAAAGATGAGGTGGACTGCATTTGAGGGCTTCTGGCAAGACGGGCTAATAACTCATCTTCTGGGATAGCGATATGTTTCAAAATGGTATGACCGCCGGCTTTGATACCTTTTACCGCTTCATGTTCAGCAAGTCTGAAATTGCCTGCACGAACATAGGCTACCCGACCAGCACCTAACGACAGGCCAAAGGCTACCGGAACAGCGATATCAACGGTCAGACCAATATTTAACGCTGTCTCCTCATCAGCCCCGAATTGCCGTGCTGTTTGTACAGCCAACTGATAAGCCGCTGTGCGGGTATCGCGTCCTGTGATGGTTTGATCAATCGCCGCTCTGAGACTATCCATGCTGTGAGCGCCCACAACAACACATGCTGCTTTGGTTAACATGGTCGGTTCAGGTGTCGCACAAAGAATGCCTGCACCAGCTAATTCAACTGTGCTCATTGCTACGCCGAGACCACCAATCAGCCGGTTTTGAATTGTTTCAGCTTCAGTTACGGTTTTATCTGACAGCACCGCGGCCAGTTGTACCGGGGACATAACAACCTGTAGTCCTTCACTCATCGTATTTCTCCATAATTACGTGAAATCTATAATAGAAAAAGTCGATACGCTTCGCAAAAAGTATCGCCCAAACAAAGGGTTTTACTTCTGTTTGGCTACAAACAATCTCGAATCCTCGCTTATGCGGGGATTTTTCATATTCAGGCTCCGGGCAACCTCCATCAAAAGGCTTCGTTGTTAAATGCATCCGAGAGCCTGACCCTTTCACGCACATAGCCTCCGCAAATGGCGAGGTGAGAGCATGTATCGAATGGACAAACTAACAACCGGTGTGAGCTACGGCTTTGCTGGAGCAAATGGGGGATTCTGGGTGCTCCAGTTACTCGATAAAGTATCGCCCTCACAATGGGCTGCTATAGGCGTTCTTGCGAGCATCCTCTTTGGTCTACTGACATATCTGACCAATCTGTATTTCAAAATCAAAGAGGATCGGCGTAAAGCCGCCAGGGGCCAGTGATGAGCAAAGTAAAAATTGCTGGTGGTGCTGTCTGCTCGGTGGCGGCAATCATCGCAATCATTCTGAGTAATGGGCAGGTGCGTACCAACGAGCGCGGACTGGAGTTAATCGGCAATGCCGAATCCTGCCGTCGTGATCCCTACGTATGTCCTGCTGGTGTTCTGACTGATGGTATTGGCAATACCCATGGTGTGAAAGCCGGTACGCGCAAAACTGATGTGCAGATTGCAGCCGACTGGGAGCGAAACATCCTTCAGGCTGAGAAGTGCGTTAACACCTACGCTGCTGGTGCTCGTCTCAGTGACAACACCTTTTCCGCTGTCACGTCGATCACGTTCAATGTTGGTTGTGGCGCCATGCAGAAATCGACGTTGTTCTGGATGCTCCGCAAGGGAGAAACCGCGCAGGCGTGCCAGCAGTTCACGCGCTGGGTTTACGCCGATGGCGTTCAGCTACCGGGACTCGTTACCCGCCGTAGTAAAGAAAAAGCGCTCTGCCTGGATGGTGTGTGATGAACCGTGTAGCCATCATTGCTGGTGGCGTGATTTTTCTGCTTATCGTTTCGCTGGCATCGGCAGTCAATCACTACCGCGAAAACGCCATTACATACAAAGGCCAGCGAGACAAAGCGACCAGTGCACTGACTCTGGCGAACGACACTATCGACGACATGAAGGTGCGCCAGCGTGACGTTGCGGCGCTCGACGTGAAATACACCGGAGAACTGGCAGATGCAAAAGCCGAACTGGAAACACTGCGTGGTGATGTTGCTGCTGGTCGTAAGCGGTTGCAAGTCTCCGCCACCTGTCCAAAGAGTAACGCCGCCAGCGCCCCCAGCCTGGATGATGGCAACACCGCCCGACTTACTGACGCCGCTGAACGGGATTATTTCACCCTCAGAGAGCGAATCGAAACCATCACCAAACAACTGACGGGTCTGCAAGCATATGTGCGTGAGCAGTGCCTGTGATAAAGCCATACGGTGTCAAATATGATACCAGTATCTGGTTAAAAAATGAGCTAACCATGATATGATAAGCCTCATTCATTGAAAGGTTAATCATCATGTCATTCTTCGATAACGCAATGAAGCGAGTTGGTCTCATAAGCAATATGACTGTTATCTGTCCGATATGTGGACATCAATCTACCCAATCGACTACGAAAGTACGCCAGCAATCACCACTGCTTTGTCCTAAATGTAAATCACTTTTTGTCATTCACAGGTAGTATTTCGTGGTTCGTGAATCTGCTGATTCGGGGCATTTTCATTGCCTTCACAATAGGTATTACAACAGGCATTCACTGAGTGCCTGTGGTAATGCCAGGAATAAGTCTGGCAAATGTCGGTTGCAGCTCAACGCAATCTGTGAACAGGACTGAGCGACCAGCGCTAGCTGAGCGGGCATTGCAACCAACTCCCGACTTATAGATGGCGTAGGTGATGATTCCTGAGCGCCTTCATGGAAGATAACCTATGATTTATAAAAGGCTGGGTATGAAAAAGGAGTACTTATATGAAACCTGAAGAACTGGAGCATAAAGCTGAGCAAGAAATATCTGCTCTTATTACTAAAAAAATCGCTGAGCTACGGAAAAAAACAGGCAAAGAAGTTTCTGAGATCGAGTTTATACCAAGTGAGACCATGTCTGGTCTTGAGGGGTATAAAGTAAAAATAAAACTTATGTAAAATAAATAGGTCGCTTAGGCGGCCTTTTTTATTGTGCTTCACATGCGCATATCAAACAGGATTAACCCATGGCAAAACCGGACTGGGGAGCGCTGCAAAACCAGTTCCTCGCCGACCATGCCAAAAACGGAATATCACCGAAAGAGTGGTGTGAAGCGCAGGGACTGAATTACGCATCAGCTCGTCGCTACATCAAAAAGCCCGCTGCGCAACGTGCGCAAAAAACTGCGCAGAAAAAATTGCGCACTGCGCATGCGCAAAGCGGTGCAAAAATTCCAGTTCCCCAAATTGAAAATCAAATTGATTCAAATTGCCCGCCGCCTGAAAACACCGCAGATGGATGGATTTTAAACCCTGATGAATACGGGCTCAACGACATGCAGGCCCGGTTCGTTAGCGAGTATCTCATCGATATGAACCGCGTGGCGGCTTATAAGCGTGCCGGTGGAAAAGGTGAGGGGAACACTGCATATGTCGCAGCTTCGCGAATGTACAGAAACGATAAGGTGAGCCGGGCGATTCGCGACGCCCTGGCAGCGAGAGAACGACGCACTCAAATCACGCAGGACGCCGTGCTGAAAATGTGGTGGGAACTTGCGACAGCAGATGCAACGCAAATCACCGAACATCGCCGTTTGTGCTGCCGCCATTGCTGGGGATTCGGCCACCAGTATCAGTGGCGCGATGCGGTTGAATTTGAGGAAGCCGCTGCAGAGGCAAAGGAAAAGAAAAAAGCCGCTCCGCGTGATGACGGAGGCTACGGGTTTGATGCCACCCTTGATCCGAATCCCGAATGCCCTCGCTGTAACGGGATGGGGGTAAGCAGGGCATTTTTTCACGATACCCGTGATTTGCACGGCGCAGCTCGTCGGTTGTTCGCCGGGGTAAAAGAAGGGCGATTCGGTCTGGAAGTGCAGATGCGTAATCAGGATGAAGCCCTGAAAATGGTGGCGCAGCATCTTGGTATGCTGAAAAACCGCACCGAACTGACTGGTGCTGACGGCGGCCCGATCAACCAGGTTAATTACACGCCAGAAGATTACGCGAAGGCGCAGGCGGCATTAGAAAAACAACTCCCCGATCTGGATTAAGCAGAAAAGAGAAAACAGGGTAAAAAGCGGGTTTCGCCTGTCATTTTAACCGGACCGTAATAATGGCGATTTGTTATCAAAATGTTATTGCTAAAAATGCCTGTTTATCACCGGGAAAACCTGTCCTTTTAACGCGTTCGTGGTGAATTTGCCATGAGTGCCAATCCCGCTATTCGGGTAACGTCCATTATGTTAAATAGCCCCCAAAAAGGGTAAAAATCGGGATCGAAAAATGTCGCAGCTACTCGAGTGGGAAGACCTCGATTTTCCTGATCGTGTCGCCATTAAGTCAAAAAGCGAAAAATCCTTCCTGAATTTCACCCGGCTCTGGTTTGAGTTGTTGCAGGGTGATCGCCTGCTGGTTAACTGGCATCACCGCATGATGGCCAGCAAAATTGATGATCTGGTATTCGGACGGTTACAGCCCCGAAACCTCATTATCAACGTGCCGCCGGGTGGGACAAAAACAGAGTTCGTTTCGATCCACGCAGCAGCATACATCAACATGCTGGTGCAAACGGGTAAGTTACGCCGGTTTCGTAATCTGAACGTTTCGTTTGCTGATTCGCTGGTCAAACGTAACAGTCGGCGCACCCGCGACATTATCGCCAGTGCTGAATATCAGTCGCTGTGGCCGTGCAAGTTTGGTGTTAACCAGGCTGAAGAGTGGGAGGTTGTTAACCCCCGGGGGCGAACCGTTGGACAGACGGTTTCCCGCTCCAGTGGCGGACAAATCACAGGTGGGCGCGCGGGATATCCCGGGCCTGATTTTTCCGGTTTTGTATGCTTGGATGATTACAACAAGCCAGAGGACATGTTCTCCGCGACGAAACGCGAGAACGCGAACCGCCTTCTGGTGAACACCATCCGTTCCCGCCGTGGCGATAAATCGAAAGACCATCCAACCCCGTTTGTTAGCATCCAGCAGCGCCTGCACACCGACGATGCCACCGGCTTCATGCTGGCGGGCGGAATGGGCGTGGATTTCCACCACGTCACAATCCCGGCGCTGGTCAGCGAAGAATATATCGATGCACTGCCGGAACCATGGCGCTCGCTGTGCTGGTTCTCTGTTAAAGACACGGAAAGCGTGTTTGTCGGTGGTGTTCGTTACTGGTCGTACTGGCCTGCTAACGAATACGTGGGTGATCTGCTGCGACTGTGGGAGCGTGACGAATACACGTTCCTGTCGCAGTACATGCAGCGTCCACGCGCTTTGACGGGTGGGTTGATCGATACCGACTGGTTTAAACGGTACACGCATCTGCCGCCGCTGACACACCGCGCAGTTTACGTGGACACCAACAGCGGCAAGGTCGAGGACTACAACGATTACACCGTTTTTACGCTGGCTGGTATGGGGACAGACAACAATCTGTACCTCATCGATAGCGTGCGCGGCAGGTGGGATCCGGAGGATTTGCTACGGCAGGCAACAACGCTGTGGGAAAAGTGGAAGCCATACAATCCGAAACGGCCGGCACCGCTTCGGCATATGGGCATTGAGGATAAACAGGCCGGGCAGGGACTGATTACCACGCTGAAAAAGCGTAAATCGATCCCCGTGCTGGAAATCCCCCGTGGCGCTGGGCAGAACAAGCTGGTTCGATGTTTGAATAGCGTCCCCCAGATCAAAACCGGCAAAGTATTCATTCCGGCACTGATGACCGACGACGGCCAACCAGTCAATCAGGTTTATTACTGGGATGGTACTCCAGCAGCACAAACCAGTTGGGTATTGCCTGCTCTGGCCGAATGCGCCGATTTCTCCGCTGATGACAGCCACAAAAATGACGACATCCTCGATACGTTCATGGATGCAATCGAGATCGAACTAATTTCCGGTGGCGGCACCGGGTGGGGATGGGTTTAAAGATGAGCAACAACCAGTACGGCGGAAAACCGCGTATTCGCGTGACCTCTGACGGGCTAATGAACGTCATGACAGGCATGGGTACAGATCGTGACCGCCGCATGTTTAATCGTTTCCAGTTCGGCATGATGCAGGATTTTGGCGAACTCGAAGCGGCGTATATCGAAAACTGGATCGCCCGCGACATCATTGATATTCCGGTTGACGATTCAACACGCGAGTGGCGGGAATTCGCAACTGACGATGCCACAGCTATTCGTGAGGCAGAAAAGGCATTTAATGTTCAGGGTGTAACGCAGGAGGCGTTCAAATGGGCTGGGGTATACGGTGGTGCAGGCATACTGATGATCACCGATCAATCGTTCGATGCCCCACTGGACGTGAAAAGAATCAAAAAGGGTTCATTGCGCCGTTTGCTGGTGCTTGACCGCATGTTTATCAACGGCCAGCAATTCAACGTCACGAATCCGCTGGAAGAAAATTACATGCTGCCGGACTACTACGTGGTTAACGGCGGTACTCAGCGCATTCATTACAGCCATTTTGTCAAAGCACCCGGTGCGCCGTTGCCTATGCGTTTGCGCATGATCAACGGTGGCTGGGACGACAGCCGTCTGCGGCGCTGCCTTGAGGATGTCAAAGATGCCGTCAGCGCAAAGGGCGGCATCGCGGCACTGATTCAGGAAGCGAACATTGATGTTATCAATCGTGAGAACCTCGCCTCCGATCTGTCCTCAGGTGATATGGATGAGTCGATAGCCCGCCGCTACAACATTTTTGGCATGATGAAATCCCTTTACCGGCTGGCGCTGCTGGACAGTAAAGAAGTTTTTGAACGCAAACAGATTTCGTTCGGCGGACTGGGTGAAATTCTTTCATCCCTTATGGAATGGACATCCGGTGCAGCGGGCATCCCGATGACACGATTATTTGGTGTTCAGTCCAAGGGGATTGGCGACTCCGGCCAGGGCGATATGAACAACTACTACAACACCATCCGGGGCGGACAGGAATCAAAGTACCGGCCATTTCTGAAACGCATTGATGAAGTCCTGATCCGCTCAACGCTGGGCACCATGCCGGACGGACTGGATTTTGAGTTTTCTCCGCTGGCGCAGCCGACCGACACCGAACTGTCAGCGCAGCGACTCGCTGACGCACAGGCGGATGATATTCGTCTGCAACAGGGGGTTGTGAAACGGTCTCAGGTAGCGCGAAAACTCATGGAGCAGGGGATCTATGGTATCGACGAATCTGATATTGCCGACATTGAGGCAGACGAAAAAGCCGAGCGAGCCGGCGATTATCAGTTCCGGCTCGGCAATGCTGGCGGAAATACTGAAGAAGACCCCACCACGCCGACGGGCACCGCTGAGACCGGCGAGGCAAACTGACGAAACTGAGCGTTACTACAACGGGCAGTTGCGCAATATTGTGCGGCAAATGGCGCAGGCGATTGATGAAGCGCTGATCCCGATACTGCGCCGTGAGTACACCGCCGACAGCCGTTTAACCGATATCATCATGACCTCAATCCGGCAGGCGGCAGACCGGTTCTTCTCTGTTGCGTTTGGTGCAGCAACAGAAAAACTGGCTCAGCGCGTCGTCAGCCGGGCTGACTCCGAAAGTTCAGCGGTGTTTGTTGAGCAGATTAACCGCGCGCTGGGCGTTGACATGACTGGCCTGGTGGTTAATGGCGGGCTGGTGGATTATTTCGACGCATCGGTCGAACAGAATGTCGCACTGATCAAATCGCTGTCATCGGACTATTTCGACGACATTCAGCGGCAGGTCATGGACGGTATTTTGCGGGGTGACTCGCTGACCACGATTACTCGCAATCTGCAAAACACCACCGGCGCGACATACAACCGGGCAAAACTCATCGCCCGTGACCAGACCGCAAAAATCCGTAGTGACATCACACGCCAGCGCCAGCAGCAGGCGGGCATTGACCGGTTTCGCTGGTCAACGTCGCAGGACGTGCGCGTCAGCGGCAACCCTGCAGGGCGATATCCGAAAGCAAAAATCAAATGCTTTCACATCGCCAGGCAGGATGTGGGCTACGGACCGGGCGTTTATCTCTGGTCCAAAGGTGCAAGCTTTAACGGCGAAACCGGCCTTTTCCCGGGGCGTGCGCATATTAATTGTCGTTGCACTCCCACCCCACTGATACAGGGTCTCGATTACTAATCATCTGGAGTAACACGCATGCGGATCACAGTCCGTGACCGCGTGGCCTTCCCCGTCACATCCCAGCGCGAAATCACACCTGAGGGCTATCTCAAAGTCCCCGGGCGCGTTGCCCGTTCCGGTATTCAGCAGTATCTGGCCGCCGAGCTGGGGTTAACGGACAGGCCACCCGGTCAGATCGTTAATGTTTATCGTCCGCCAGAAGAGGTTTTTAAACCTGATAGCCTGGCGAGCTACGACAACAAAGACGTCACCATTGATCACCCCGATGACCTCGTGGACTCCGGGACGTTTAAAGAGGTCACAGCCGGCCATGCGTTTTCGCCGGGCCGCCAGGATGGCGATTTCGTCGTTGTAGATCTGCTGATCAAAGACCAGGCCGCGATCGATGCCATCGACCGCGGTAAGGCGGAACTGTCAGCCGGTTATACCTCCGAGTATGACCATACCCCCGGCACGACGCCGGATGGCACCCCGTACGAGTTTATTCAACGGGACATCACTATCAACCACATCGCACTGTGTGACCAGGCCAGGGCCGGGCATCTGGCGCGATTGTTCGACCATAAACCAACGGGAGCAAAGCCCATGCCATTTAAAGTTGTTCTGGATTCAGGCGTACGGGTGGAAGTGGCTGATGAGGCAACTCAGCAGTTGATCCAGACCACCATCGACAACCTGAAAAAACGCGTGAAAGACGCGGAGGAAGAAAAAGAAAAGGCCGAAGCCGGGAAAGATTCGGCAGAGGAAGAGCTGGAAAAAGAGAAGGCCCAGTCTGACGCTAAAGACGAAGAGATCGAGGAACTGAAAGAGAAAACTTCCGAAGATGCGATTTCTAAACGCGTGGCGGATTTGCTGGCGGTGCGTGACTCAGCAGTGAAGGTAGCGGGTACCGGTTTTACCTGCGATGCAACGGATCCTCTGAAAATCAAACGTGCTGCGCTGGATGCCGCGGGTATCAAATGCCGCAAATACGAATCGTGGGACAAAGCACCTGATGCGTATGTCACGGCTTATTTCGATGCGGAAGAAGAGCGCAAAGAAAACGATGACGACGATGAAGAGGACGATCCGGACACCAAACAGCGCTCCGATGACGCGCTCTTTAATTTCAGCCGCGATATGCGTGGGGCGAAAACCACCGGGGCGCAGGCGACCCGTGACAGCGTCCGTCAGTCCTGGCTCGATAAACGCTACGGCAAACAGGAGGCCAAATAATGGCTATTGCTCAGAACAATTTCACGCTTTATCGCGGCAAGGCATACGAGGGGCAGATTTCAACAACTGAAGTGGTTGATGTGGTATCACGCGTTGTTGAATCCGCGCTGGTTCCGTTTGGCCGTGCGGTGATCCGCGGTACTGCTGCCCGCTCCTGCGCGCCGGTGACTGCCGCCACTAAGGCTGAGGACATTATCGGGTTTTCCGTTCGTTCACTGGCTGAATTCAGTAACAGCTCACCAACAAATCCGGATTCCTATGCAACGGGTTATCCGGTGAGCCATGTCGCTTCCATTTTGCATCGTGGTCCCATGTCCGCGCTGTGCGTGGATGGTGCTAACGCCGGTGATGCAGTGATCGTTATCACTGCGGCGGGTGACAACCTGGGGCGTTTATCAGCCGGGGCCGCTGCGGGTGTAACACTCAATTTTGTTCGCTGGGTTGATGATGTGGTTGCCGGTGAGATTGGTGAAATCCGCGTTGATGGTGTTCTTGCTGCTCCTTCCGCTGGCAATTAATAAAGAGGTTAATAATGAAGCGAAAATTTTCTGACGCCGCTGTTTTCGATGTGTCGCCGGTCGCGGCGCTGTCGTTCCTGATCCAGCAGGCTGCGTATGTCGAAGCGGAGATCTACCGGCTGGAGTATCCCCAGTTCAAATATGGCACATTGCTGCCGCTGGATAACAGCGCGCCGGACTGGGCAAAAATGGTTGTGTTCCGCGCGATTGATGCCCGCGGTGAATTGCAGGTGCTTGGTCCGAACAGCACCGATGTGCCGACCGTTGATATTGCGATGTCGCAGGGTTTTAAAGAAATCACGACCGCAGCACTCGGTTACACCTATTCTCTGGAAGAGATCGGCTTTGCCATGCTGAACAACGTTAACCTGGATGCCGAACGCGGGCAGGCAGTACGTGATGTCGTTGAGCAGGGGCTGAACAAAATCTATCTTCTGGGCGATAAGGGTGTGGGAGAGGGGCTTTATAAAAGTCCTAATGTCGGCGTGGAGTCGGCATCATCCACCCTGGCCGCCCTGGTTGCTGCAATCCCAACCTATGGCGCTCAGCCGATTATCGATTTCTTCGGTAATGCTTATAACCAGGTCTATCTGGAAAACACGCTGACCGTTCATCGACCAAACGGATTTGTGATCCCGTCTGAGCAGTTTCAGTTGCTCCAGCGAACCCTGCTTTCAACCGCAAACGCCAGCAACATTACTCTGCTCGAATTCCTGCGCCAGAATTTCCGCGATATGGCATTTGAAGACGACATTCTGCTGAAAGGCGCTGGCGCAGGTGGAACCGATCGCATGATGGTCTATAAGAAAGACCTCCGTGTGGTCAAAGGACACGATGTGATGCCTCTGCGTTTCCTGGCTCCGGCCACGGCGGATAACATCAACTTCAAGGTGCCGGCGCTACTGCGTACCGGCGGGACGGAATGGCGTATTCCGAAAGCGGCTCACTACGTGGATGGGGTGTAACGATGGCTGAACTGTTTAATCTTCATACTGCGCCGTTGACCGTCACTGACGGGGTGACTGGCAAGCGCATCACCATCCAGCGCGGCCATTCTGCTCTGGTGGCGGGTGATTTCCGCGATCACCTGTTCGTTAAAGCCAAATTGTTGCGTGCTGAGCATGACGAGAGCGACGAGGCGCTGGTGCAACAGAATACCGGTGAAACGGCAGTGGATATCGCCGCGTTGCGCACCCGGTACGAAGAGGTGCTGGGCAAAAAGGCGCCATCGGCGGCTAAAGCAGAGACACTGCAAAAGGCCATTGACGAGGCGCTGGCGCAACAGCCCGATCCCTCCGGCAGTACTTCTGAAACCGAATAAACCCCGTCCTTGTGACGGGGTTTTGCATTATGGGGGTAACGATGGAGATCACTGCGCAAACTGTGACTGATTTCCGGACGTATTACCCCGAATTCGGCGACGTGGCGTTGTGGTCGGATTCAGGGGTGATTACCGCACTGGCAGAAGGTGATGCAGAAACCGGCAAACGCTGGGGCATTTATCCGGACGGTCGGGTGGTCAGCATCAAAAAGCGCGGCATGTTCGCGTTTGCTGCCCACAGATTGGTGATGCGTAAACGTTCCGCCAGGGGGGATGTCGGGGCCGCTTATGCCATTTCTGGCAAGTCTGTAGGTGATGAATCCACGTCGTTCGCTGTGCCGTCAGTGACGATGGATGATTTGACCATCAACGGCGATTTGCCGCTGACAACGTACGGTGTGGAATTTATGCGCCTGCGCCGCCGTGCGGGCACCGGGGGATTGATGATATGAAAATCAATGCCGAAGTGCATGGCGGCAACAAAATCGCCCAAAAGCTGAAGCAGATTCAGGACAGACTGACGGCAAAACGCCGGGTGCTGGTGGGATTACCCGCTGGTTCCGGTAACTACGAAGATGGCGCGCCGTTGGTGGTCATTGGTGCGGTGCAGGAATTCGGCTCCGCAAATGGCCTCATCCCCGAACGTTCTTTCCTGCGCGTCCCTTTGCGCCAGAATCAGGACAACATCAAAAAGGGCTTCCGCGCCCTCTCAGGAAAGGTGGCCCGCGGAGAAATTACGGCATTCCAGATGCTCGACCAGATCGGTGCCCGGGCGGCGGGGTATTGCCAGGAAGCAATCAGTGCCGGCATTGAGCCGGCAAACGCGCCGTCAACGATCGCCCGCAAGGGATCTGCAACGCCACTCATTGACACAGGCTCATTGCGGCAGGCTATCACCCATGTAGTGGAGGATTAACGATGTTCGGAAATGGTCTGGATATGAACGGCCATATCGATTCGACATTCAATTCTCCCGTTCCCGGCGGCGTGCGAATAATCCGGGCTGGTGCAGGTGGTTACACCGGACCCGGCGGGCGATGGGCGGATTCGCCGGGTGAAATCGTCGAACTGACGCGCGTTAACATTCAGCCTGCGAAGTGGAAAGACATGCAGATGCTGATTGGCATGGGCGGCACGGCGAATCCACAGGATGCGCGGGTCATTCATATCAACGACGGCGTGAATTATCTCTGGCCGGACGACAATGGAAAATTTGCCGATTTGCTCGAGTTCAGTGACGGGCAGGTGATACGCCAGTGGCGGGTGATGTCCTGTGACAATCGCCCGTGGCGAAATTTCTGTCGCGCGGTGGTGGAACGATACCGGGGGATGGGCTGATGGAGCGCATCGACGAACTGTATACCGTGTTTCAGGAGCTGGTGGCGCTGGCGTCGGGTGTGGATACCGTCATTCTGGCTGATCAGGGCCGCGATGCGCCAGCCGGGCTTTATGTCACCTACAAACCCATCCCGATCCGTGCATACGGCTGGTCGCAGCGGCGACGAGATCTCATTTCGGCAACTGAGGAAGCCGATGCATCGTTGGGGCAGTGGCAGGATCTGCGCGAAACGATAGTCACTTCAATGGAATTTATGTTGTCGGTGAACATCCTCAATGAGGGCGCGGATACAGCCATTCTGCGATTGCATAACGCCAATTTTCGCCAGCCGGTGAGTGAATTTCTGTACCGCAATGATATTGCCTGGCGCTACGTCAGTGGGTGCAGGAATCTCACCGGGATATTACAGGCGGGGATCCAGCCGCGCTGGCAGGCAGATATCCATCTGTTTATCGAACACACCCTTTCTTACGAGCTACTGCGCGCAGCAGGGTTCAATATTCAATTTATCAATGAGGGGTAAACCTCCCTATGGCTTATTCAGTCGATAATATTATCCCCATCAACCTGCTGTTGAGTCCGGCTGGCCTGGGGTATGCGGATTTTTCGAGCGCACTCGTTTTTGCTGATGCAGCCGATCTGGTTCAGGGGGCAGCGTTTGCAGCTGATACTTTTCGCGATTACGGCTCTGTAACAGACGTGGCGGCGGATTTTAAAACCGACAGCGACATTTACCGCATTGTCACCCGCTATTTCGCCAATGTGCCTAAACCGCCGACCATTACGGTATGGATGAAAAACGAAACCGACACGCTGCTGGAAATCATCAACAGCGCGAATGATCGCATCTGGCGCTATCACTACTTTTTCAAAAACACAGACGTGACGGCAACCATGTTACCGGATTTGTCCGACTGGTCTGATGCCGCCAGCCATCCGTTATGGTTCACGTTCAGCGATGAAAAGATCATCGACCAGAACACCACGAATGATGTGATTTCCACCCTGAAAGCAAAAGGCAACCGTCATGTGTTCGCCGGGTACAAATCAGAATCCTCAGTAACCGTCGATGCCTCGCAGGCGTACGCGATGGTGCAACTGGCCGCGGCATTCCACAAATTCCGTCCGATTGGGCAGAATACGGCTATTACTGGTGAATATCAGGTATTGCCAGGTGTTAGCGGTGATGATCTCACTACCAGTGCCTACAACGCACTGAAAGCGAAAAATGCGGTGTTTTTTACACAGATCGAACTGGCGGGTGAAACCGACAACAGCCGTGTAATTAACAGCAAATCGATGTCGTCTTACGACGAGTTTATCGATGATGTGGTTAATCTGGATGTGTTGAAAAACCATATTCAGGTGGATGGCTATAACTACATAGCTAATGCTGGTTCAAAACGTGCGCTGACACCGCGTGACTATGCCGGATTGCTGTCTGCTATCACGGCCACCTGCAAACGTTTTTATGATAACGGTGTGCTGGGTACGGGGTCATACGTCGATCCAGACGATGGTCAGACAAAAACAGCGCAGTTTGGTTTTGTGCTGCGGTCCTCCCCTGAAGATGTCCTCAGCCTGACATCCAGCCTGCGCAAACAGCGCGTTTATCCGCCCACTTCCCTGATGGTCATTCTGTCGCGCGCCGGGCACGTGGCTGAAATCAATATCACCGTGGAGTAATACATTATGACAATGAAACGGTATGGCGCTGACGGAGCCAATTTAACCGTATTCGGTATTCCGATTGACGATTTCGGTGATACAGATCCACCGATCACGATTGAGGATCTGGAGCCACGTGCCACCCTGAAACGTGGTATCGGTAAAACGTCGGTACGTCTGGACAGCCAGACTCGCCCGAAACGCCTCACCATTAACCTGATACCAGGTTGTGATCAGGTGCGCCAGATTCTGGCAGTGGCAAAAACGGGCGTGGATGCCACCTTTTCGTTTTTTCAGACAGGCACGGCAGAAACCGTCATGGGGTTTGATGGCGTACTGGTGAACCGTGGCTCTATGGGGCGGGGTGGTAAAACCAGTGTCAGTGACGAGCAGTTTATTTTTGAATTTGCAGACAGTGAGGAAACCTGATGGGTCGCAGAATTGAAATTGAAATCGACGGCGTGACGTACAGTGGCGTGACCGCATCGGCAAAAGACCAGGTGGAAATGTTGCAGATTTCCGCGCAGGCTGGCCTGCTGCCTTTATTGGGGGAGGGAGTGACCCGGATGGGTTTTACCGTCGCCATGGCTTCGCTGGACGGTGTGAAAACCGCGCGGTTGAAAGAGCTGTGTATCGTGAAAGGAAAAATTGTTCGCGATTCTGATGGTGTGCCGGTGGCTGAAAACCTCTTTCAGGATGTCGCGCATAACTTCCTGCTGCTACTTGGCCGCGCGCTGAAGGAGAATGTCGGCCCTTTCTGGCAGCTCAGCGAACAGAGCGAAAACGGCGCAGGGGCAACGCCGACCATTCAGTAACTATCAAAAACTGGTTTCTGTGGCGTCCATGTGTGGGAGCGGGTGATGCCTGCCCGCCCCTGGCGAAATGGTCGGATATGCTCGACGGAACGTATGCGATAGACGATGTGCAGGCCATGCACGATGTGATTGATGATCTGATTGAGCAGTTTGAGAGAGCAAGAGAAAAATAAAATAAGCTGGTGATTCGCGCTGGCAAGGTAGTTCTGATAAACCCAAAGGCTCGCTCCGGCGGGTTTTTTTTATGCCCGGAGAAAAGTAAATGGCGGAAAGTTCAGAAACCATTGATTCCTTACTGGTGTCCCTTGGCCTTGAAACCGATGCAAAATCATTCGAGAAAGGCGCCACCGCTATAAAAAGCGTCACTGATGGAATGCTTCAGCTTGCCGCCATTGCTGGTGTAGGGATGGGTTTAAAATCCCTCACCAGTGGTGTTGCTACTTCAGCACTGGAAATGCAGCGCCTCAGCAATAATACCGGTTTTACGATCCGCCAGATTCAGGGGCTGGAGATGGCTATGCGACGGCTTAACCTTTCTCCTGATGCTGCGCACGATATCGCTAAAGCGATCCCCGATTTACAGCGCAAAGCCCGGTACGGGGAACTGAATGATAAGGCGTACTGGAACGGCGCGTTTAACCCTGGCGAATTCGCGAATATGGCTCCGGATCAGGGGTTACAGTATCTGTCAGATGCTTATCAGAAGATGAATCGCGATCAACGCGCATTCTTGCAAGAAGGTGTAGGGCTGGGGCGTGACTCACCGATTACGCGTCTGCTGGAAATGGGGCCGAAATTCCTCAGTGAGTCGCAAGCAAAATCAGATGCAAACCCGTATAAAATTGATGCTCAGTTATTAAAAAACTCTCAAATATTTAACGACGAAATGGCGGATTTAAGCCGCAATTTTGAGGTGCTCGCTTACTCAATGGGCAGTAAATTGTTGCCGATCGTTAATTCAGTTCTTGATGTCATCAATAGTTTTATTAAAGAAAACCCCGGTGTTTCACAGGCCCTTATTACTGCGGGTGGTGTTGCGGGTGCCGCTGGTGCTTTGAAAATCGGTGGCCGCCTGCTTGGTTTTGGTGGTGGCTCATCTTCCGGCTCAGGGGCCGGGTGGTTATCCAGATTTCTTCTCAATCCATTTACGGTTGGCGCTGCTGCTGCGCTCACCCCCGGAAACGCTTTTGTAGATGAGAAAGATGCCCGATCCATGAGTAACCCCGCACTTAATCGGGGACGTTCTGATGGAGGTGGTGTTACTCCTTATGAGGCATTTCTGAAACAAAAAAAAGGCGGTGATCTTCATGCCGCACTCGATAACCCAAACGCCCGTACCTATCTGGATGCCATTTCGTACGCTGAAGGCACCGCAGTTCTTCCCGGAGGCGGTTATAACACGATGTTTGGAGGTGAACAGTTCGGCGATCTGTCTGACCATCCCAGGGTATTGAAACCATTTCGGCAGACAGACGGAACAATGAATCAGACATCGGCTGCCGGGCGTTATCAGTTCACGCAAACATCATGGGATGAAGCTGCTCAGGCGCTTGGTCTTACCGACTTTTCACCACGTAGCCAGGATATGGCGGCTCTGTGGCTTATTCAGCGTGCGGGGCAACTGGATAATGTCCTCAGTGGTGATTTTATGACGGCAACAAACCATCTCGGTGGTGTCTGGGCGTCGCTGCCGTCATCGCCCTATGCACAGCCCAAACGCAGCCTCGAGGAAATGGAAAACTACTACATGCCGGATTATGTCCAGCGCCGCAGCCAGGCACCCTATAACCCGTCGGTCAGTCGTTCTGAGTCGTCACAGCCGACGCAGGTTACCCAGCGAAACGAGTTCAATATTTCCGGTCTTGGGCTGGATGAAAAACAGGTGAGACACGTAGCAGAAGAAGTGGTTGTTGAGGCTGCGAACACGCTGGAGCGTTCATTCAATAAAAACAGAGGGTGACCATGTCAATCGTCGGAGTGTTCACTAAGTCCCGCCCGGAAATAGGCGGGATTTTTTTTGACGCAATACTGGAGGAAGGCAGCGAATTGCGGACTGATGTTAGTGAGTATCCGCTGGAAAATGGCCAGACGGCAAATGACAACGCCGTAACGCGTCCGATGACAGTCACGATGACGGTAGCGATCTCCGACAACCCGATTAAGGCATTGATGGCACAGGCGGGTGATTTGTCCAGCCTTGCCGGAATTGGTACCGGTGTAGCTACTGGGGCCGTCGGCTCGCTACTCGGTAGCGGAGCAGCAGCAATAGCCGGCATCGCCGCCTCCGCAGGGCTGGCTTTTGCTGCTTCCGGACGCCAACGTTCAGAAGAGGCATTGGTTAATCTTCGACGCTTACAGCGTTACAACAGCATATTAACGATTGTCGGTGTCAGTTCATCCTACGATGACATGATCATCACCAACACCCGCGTGCAGAAAAGCAAGGAAAACGAGGGCGGGCAGGAAATCGTCGTCGAAATGCGCGCGCTGTTGATAAAAAACCGTAACGACAGCCCGGCGACGATAAACAGCAGGCTACCCGCAGGTGACACAGCGGCCACGCAAGGGCAGGCGAACGTGCATTTGGGCGAGGTGACACCGCAATGAAAACCATCCCCCTGACGGCGAGTCTGGCTGATTTTTCTTTTACCTCAACGCTCAACGATACGTTGCTTCAGTTCAATATCCGCTGGCTGACGCGGTACGGTTATTTCGTTGTGGATATCCGGAATGCCAACAATGAGCCGATCGCACTGGGGCGGGGTCTGCACGTCGGAGTGAACCTGCTGGCTGGACTGAACAGCAATATCGGCAAGATCGTACTGGAGGGCGAAACGCCAACGTTCGCCAATCTGGGCGTAACAAATAATCTGAACTGGTATCCCAATGACTAAATTATTCGGACGAACATTCCATCTGGAAATTACGTCAGCGGAAGGAAAGAAGTTGATTTGCGACCCGCCCACGCAGATCAGGTTTCTCATCACCAACATGCCACAGGATAGTGTGGCGACAGCCATGATTATGATTTATGGCGTCTCCAGCGAATACCGGCAGCTTATACAGCGCTGGGATAAAAAACGCCTCCGTTATGGAACTGTGCGCCTGTCTGCCGGGTACGATGAATCTTCAGGTGAAATTTATACCGGGCAAATAAACAGCGTCGAAGTAGGGCGGGACGGCGTCAGCGTTTATTTACGGCTCAACTGCTGGTCAGTGATGTGGACTGAAGCGTCCACAGGTAAAACCTGGGGGGAGAAAGCTCGCGCAATAGAGATCCTTCAGGATGTGGCGCGTTCATTCGGGAAGCCGGTGCAGACGATAGGTGATTTTTCCGATTTGCCGGTTTTCAACCACGGTTACACTATGGCCTACACCTCCAGCCGCGCGTTCCTCGACAGAATGAAATCGGCGTGGCGCTATGACTGGTTATTGTCTGAAAACCGGACGGTGATCATCCGCGATGGAGCAACGCGTCCGACGACGTATGAAATCAATGTTGATAACGGCATGGAGGGTGCGCCGCGCTGGTATCAAAAAGAACTGGAGGTGGATGTTCGGATGAATCACATCATCCAGCCCGGTGACCTGATCAAAATCCGTTCTGATTTCTGGACCATCAACTACAGCGGCATGTACAACACTGGTCTGAATGACATGGCGAATATTCAGCGCCGCACGGGATCGTTTCGCGTACTGTCCACCACGCATCAGGGGGCTCTCTTGGGTGATGACTGGCGAACGACATTACGATGCCTATGGAGCACCGCCCAGTGAAAAATACCAATCCATTATTCAGCGCTGTCCAGTCTGCCGGGATGAGTATTATCAGCGACCTTATGATCGGTATGCCCGGTCATGTCATTGCCTTTAATGCTGACACGCAACGTGCGCAGGTTGAGTGTGGCATTCAGCGTCAGATGCCCGATGGAACGCTCGAAACCCTGCCGCTGCTGGTTAACGTACCAGTCCGATTCTCAGGATCACCTGAGTGGGCTGTTTTCCATGAACTGCCCGCTGGCACAGAAGGATATATCCATTTCAGCCAGCGGTCGGTTGATGCGTGGCTGGATATGGGCGGACCTGTACAACCTGTCGGGCCGGAGATGTTCAGTGCCAGTGACGCGTTTTTCTCTCCTGGCTACCGCTCAGCAAAAACGGCCATTCCCGGATTGCCGTCCAGCGGGATAGGCATGAGCAATCGCGACGGTTCGGTGCGCTTCCATCTGACCGACGGCGGCATTGCGCTGACGTGCGCCGGGCAAACGCTGGAACTCACCGCGAGTGGGCTGACGCACAACGGTATCAACATCGGAAGCGACCACATTCATAGTGGTGTTGAGAAAGGCGGAAGTAACACCAATGGCCCACAGTGAACCCATCTCATTACAACTTCACGCCCTGGCATTTGCCGGGGTTTTTTTATGGAGTCTGATCCGTGATCCGAAATTTTGTGGATGGCGATATTGTCACACATGGCGACCATTTCGCGACCGGGAAAGAGTCAACGCGGCAGGGCATTATCCGGCGGCTGCGCCTGTTCCTCGGTGAGTATTTTCTTGATTCAACAGAGGGGACCCCGTGGTTTCAGAACATCCTCGGCAAAACCCAGGCAGATATCGCTGCCGCCAGTATCAAACAACGTATCCTGACCGCGCCAGGTGTCGTTGGTATCTCCAGGTTTGAATTCGATATCGATCAGAAGAGCAGAAAAATAACCGTTTTCGCATCACTGGTGGACGTCAATAACGAGCAATTCGAATTGTTCTTCAAAGAGGAGATCATCTGATGGCGGAGATCACCAAAGATGGCGCGGTGGGTCAGACGCTGAATGCGTATCTCACCGTAATGCGTCAGCGCTATCTGGATATTGATGATGGCTGGAATATTAACCCGGAATCACCTGACGGGCTGATTATTGCGGCATGGTGCGAAACACTGGCAAACCTTGATGAAGCTGTTATTAACGCTTATCACTCTGCGGACCCGAATTCAGCGGTTGGTCAGCAACTCGATCGCATTGCGGCATTCGCGGGTATTACGCGACAGGACGCCACGTTCTCCACGGCTACGGTGGTGTTCACTGGTACGCCGCTTGTGGAGATCCCTGCCAGCACGCTGGTACGTAACCGTATAACGGGGACGCTGTGGGCTACCGATACGACGGTCGTGACCAGTAACGCTGGCATTGCGACGGTAAGTGTGACGTGTACCACTGCCGGTGCGGAGGGGGCCAATAGCGACAATCTGTCGATCATTGCCACGCCGGTTGGCAGTATCACATCTGTCACCAATCCTGATTCCGCATCGCTGGGCGCAGACGAGGAAACGAATGACGCGTTTCGGATCCGGCGCAATGAGTCAGTGGCGCTACCCGGTAATAACCAGATTGACAACATTTACGCCGCGCTGGTCAATCTTGATGGCGTAAAAAAGGTGCGAATTTATGAAAACGTCGATGATGCACCGGATGAAAACGGCGTACTGGGCCATTCGATGGCGATTTTCATTGATGGTGGCGCCGTGGATGAGATTGTGTCCACGCTGGCGGTAAGGAAAAGCCCTGGTTGCGGGCTGAATCGTTATAACACGGGGATTCCGAATCAGATTAGCATCGATACAACAACGCCTGGCGGAAACCCCTTCAATGCGACGTTCTTCAGGCCGGAATATATATCCGCTCATATCCGTGTGGAAATCGTGTCTGATTCGTTGTCCGGTGCTAATGATGATGAAATCAAACAAGCGATCATCGATTACTCGCTGCAGGGCTTTCCTGAAACGAACGGATTCGCAAAACAGGGGTTTCGTATCGGCGAAACCATCGGTGCGGGCCGCCTGTACACGCCAGTAAATAAAATTGTTGGCAGTGATGATTACGTTGCAGCGATCACCGTCGGGAGCAGCGCTGGCGACGTAACTCACAGCATTATTCCGATCGCCTTTAACCAGTTAGCCGTGTTCTCGATGGACGCGATTGAGGTGTCTTATGCAACACCGTAATAAGGCGCTGACGCGGGCTTACTGGCAGTACAAAAACGCGCCGAAACTGATTGCGCTGCTGCTGGCGCTGCCGGATATCGCGCAGGCCAGTATTGAGGATCAACTGGCAAAAATACAGGTCATGCTGGATATCGACAGCGCTGAAGGTGAGCAACTCGATATTTGTGGCCGCATTGCGGGATATACCAAAAGGCCGGTCGGGACATTTTACCCGGTATGCGTACCTTCAGCGGTGAGTGATGACCTTTTCCGCCGGATGATCAAAGCAAAAATATTTAAAAACAACAGTATCGCGACGATTGATGACATCAAGCGCGCTTCTGATTACATCCTGAATACGGCGGCGCGAATACTGGACGGCCAGGACATGACCATGCGTCCGGTATTTTTCGAATATCTGGATGTCGGTTCTCAAAAACTCGTCGCCGATTACGATCTGATACCCCGCCCGCAGGGCGTCGGGATGAAACCGGCCCGTACCCTGACTTACAGGCCTTTCGGCTTCGGCCAGCACTACAACAATTTCCGCGCGCCGTTCTGGCATGGTGATGGCGTTAAATTTTATGCCAATCTGCAACTGGTGCTTACCTGGTCCGGCGATGTGGTATCCGGCACGCTGACGGCAAATCCGGGTGTCAGCGTTTCAGATATCGATGTGACGCTGATTTATACCGCATCCGGTGCCAGCACAAATCAGAGCGCGATCACTGATACAGAAGGGCGGTTTACCGTCACGCCGCCGGTCGCTGAACCGTTCAGTGTCATCGCCCGCGCCCAGGTCTGGACGCCACTCTGCGAATGGGAGGACGTTGAGAGTGCAGAGGTAACAACGAACATTTTTCACAATGGGTCCGTGACACATAACGGCCTGCACACTCACAGAGGTTAACATGCCGAATATCACCGAACTGAATGAATTCACCGCCGATATACCGCTGCTGGAGCTGGATACGCCCGCGCGCGGATACGATGGCGTGGATATCGGCCCGGACAACGAGCAGGCGCAACGGCTGGCGAACCGCACAAAGTGGCTGAAACAGCGCGTTGATAACCTGCTGACGGCGCAGGTGCGTTCCGTCAACGGTAAATCCGGTACCGTCACTCTGACCGTGACCGATGTCGGCGCGGACCCGGCGGGAACGGCGGACAGCCTGCTGACGGCACACGTTAACGATGCTGATCCGCACCTGCAGTATTTCAGTGAGGCGCGCGGTGATGTGCGCTATGTTCAGGTGTCGCTCGCGAACACCGGCAACGGCTGGCTGCAACTGGACGCATCCGGAAAAATCCCGGCCTCATTACTGTCCACCATCGCATCGCGTTATGTCGTTGTTGCTGACCAGGCCGCACGTATGGCGCTGGGGGCTTCGGCAAACCTCACTATCTGCGCACAGGCTGACATCGACACGTTGTTTTACCTCAATGGCGGTGCTGATCCGACGGTGGCGGCAAACTGGGTTAAGGGGCAGTCAGCAACGGTTTCCGGCGTGTCGTCTGTATTCGGGCGTACCGGGGCCGTGACGGCACTGGTGGGGGATTACAGCGCAGACCAGATTAACGAGACGGCCAACCGTAAATTTGTCACCCTGGCAGAGAAATCGACGTGGGGTGCAAAACAGGATGCTCTGGTGTCAGGGAACAACATCCGCTCGCTGTTTGGTCTGTCGCTGCTCGGCTCCGGTAATCTTACGCCGACCCCCGCGCAGATGGGGGCTGCCGCAACGCAGCACACGCACGTTGTCGACGACATTGCTGATTTTACGCCGCAGGTTCAGGCGCTTATCGTTAACTCACTGGAGGCCGGTCCCGGTGTCACGCTTGGACAAAATCCGGTCAGCGGGAAAATCATTGTCGGTGCCTCTGGTGGTGGTTCCGGAGGTGGAGGTAGCGGTTATATCGTTGTTGATCGCGCCGGCGCCACGGCAGGCCAGGTGCATTCCTTCAGCTTTGCCACGCAGTCCGGCTTTAATTTATGCGCGTATGCCCTCAGGTCTGAACAGGGTAAGCAAAATCAGGCTTACACTCAGGACGATTTCCCCGCGGGAGGGGAGACCAGTTTTAACACCACGGCGGATATCGTCTTTAACGCAAGAATGGGGCTGACCACACAGTTAAATTACGTCACTGCCAAGGATGGGGGGCTGTTCAGTGCGGAGGTGCTTAAAAAAGGAAAATCCTTCGTGTTGTCCACTAATGCGGACAACAGCATCGTTCCCAAAATGACAGCCAATAATGCACCCGCTGGATATGTTGCCAGTGCGAGCAGTGTATATAGTTCGGGATCTTTTGCTTATTCTGTGTTTGACGGCGTACCGTCCACCTCATGGGTCGCATTAACCGGACCGACACAATGGATCAGGATCCAGTTACCCGAAGCCAAAAAAGTAAATCGTTTCAGGATCACAAACCGGCCTGCTTCAGATACCTTTCAGAATAACCCCAGAACATTTGCTCTGTATGGAAGTAATGACGGCACAAACTTTACTTTACTGGCCAGTGGGACAAGTACCAGTAACGTTGGTGGTGCGCAGACGACAGTCAGCATTCCGACCCCTGCGGCCTGGCTTTACTACCAGTTAAATATTACGGCTGTATTTCAGGCGGGGGCTGTGACTCTGGGTGAATTCGAATTGCTGGGCGATCCCTCCACCCGGTTTCTGTTAAACAGCAGTGACGGAAAATATTACACCGTGGTCAGCGGTGTGTTGTCAGAGATTGCAGGTGCGATTGACAGCACGGTCATCACAAACCAGGGCGTGGCCAGCGCCACCCTGACGGAGGCTATGCAGGCACAACTGGGCGACGTCTGGAAACTGATTACCAGCGAAAGTGTGGAGATTAACGGGGTGTTAACCCCCGACGACCAGATTGCGTTGCCACTGGAACTGACGGGCGCGTCAGCATGGAGCATGATCAACAGCGCGAGCATTACAGCCAACCTGTCCGGCGCTGGCGCAGCAAGGGTGGCAGTGACCAGGGATTTAACCGACTACGTTGTTTTTGACGGAACGGCATGGATCAGCATCGGGGGATTGACTGCCGATACGGCGGGGGCCGAAAAATTAATCACTCAGGGAATGACAGTGGCTGCGGCTTCAGCCCTCAACGCCGCCCAGTGGAGCCTGCTCTGGCCTGCGGGTGTTCCTGATCGGCTGGCTTTCGCTTATGCGCTGCATATTGCTGACGTGGCAACCGATAAAGCGGAAATCACCGACAACGTGCTCAGCGTGAACGAAGTCTCCGCCTGGAAGTTACAGACGCCCGCGGAAGTGGAAATCCGCTGGTATGCGGACAGCGTCAGTTTCAAAACCCTCACTGCCGGTGATTACAAACTCGCGTATCAAATCCCGGGTTAAACCCCGAAAACAACCCTTCAAGACATCTTCAGGCTGCATATCGCGGCCTGATTTATTTTCTGGAGCACTCAATGGATCAGAAATTTTTCCGCGTGCCGTTCGCGTCGGGCGGTGACCGACAGACCATCCCGGATGTTGCGCCTGGTAGCGGTGCGGTAAGTTATCCCTCTGGCTGGGGGCCGGACTACGCAAAAGACCCGGGTGCGGATGCCAATGCAAAACCTGTCGAGCGCGAGGCCATGAATGCAGTGCTGAACGCTATTACAGGTGCGATTCGTCAGTACCAGACGAACGGCTATCCCGAGTGGATTACTGCCGCAAACAATAACGGGGTCGCTTTTGGTTACGATGCGGGCGTGGTGGTGGATTATAACAACAATCTGTATCTGTCGCTCGTCAGCAACAACACCGCAACGCCGGGAGCTGACCCGACGAAATGGCAACTGTACATTCAGCGAGAGGCAACAGAACAGGAAGCCCTGGCTGGTGACGGCAGTTCGCAGGTAATGACGCCGCGTCGGGTAAAACAACTGGCCGACTATCTGGATGACCAGTTGCATCAAACCATTACTACAGCAATGGCCCCATACATTCTGCCGGTCGGGGCGATTATCCTGTGGGGTGGTATAACGCCGCCCGATGGCTGGCTGGAGCTGAATGGCCAGACGTTCAACACCGGAGATAATCCGAAACTTTCTGCACTGTACCCATCCGGACGCTTACCAGACTGGCGCGGGCGATTTGTGCGTGCCTGGGCGAATGGTTCCTCTGTTGACCCCGACAGTGCTCGCGCCCTGGGAAGTATGCAGGACGATGCCCTTGTTGATCATGCGCATTACGCCGGTATAGAGAGTTACTACAGATATGACATTCCCTCGCAGCCAACACGAAACTCGCCTGGCGGAGAGTCTATCCGGCAATACAGTGCAAGGACGGGAGCAATTTCACCGGCCCCGGCGGTTAACGTGGCATCTGAAGTTCGCCCGAAAAACGTTGCTGCGATGTATATCATCAAGACGGATAAGGCCGAATCTGAAGCTGGTGCTGAAACACCGTCGGCTATTGTCATCAGTCCGGCTACAGTGACAATGAATTCGGGAACCACTCGGCAGTTTACCGGCACGGTTTTGCCATCGGTGCTGGCTGCGGATTATCCGGTGTCATGGTCCGTTTCCGATCCATCACTGGGCAGCATCAGCAGCAGCGGGCTTTACACCGCGACTGCGGGCAAATCTGGTATCCAGACCCTCATTGCCAGTATCTCCACCGGCCTGACGGCAACAGCCGCAGTCACACAACAGATTTACCTGATCTCGATCGACATCGGTGCAGTACCGACAGGCCTGTTGGCCGGTAACAGCTATACCTTGACCATCAACTACTCTCCGGCGAATTACACAGAGACGGTTAACTCCGCGTCCACGGATGCGTCTGTGGCGACATTATCCGCTGATGGTTCGCTGACGGTCAGCGGTGCAGGCACGGCCACACTGTCACTGACCGGGGCCAGTTCAGGTGTCACCGACTCGATCACGATCACAGCAACGGAAGAGGTTATCCAGGAAACCCGTCTGCTGATTGCCAACAACCTGTCCGAAATTGCGGCCAGCGGCGGGGAGGCGCAGGAGGATGCGCGCAAAAATCTGGGACTGGGGGCGCTGGCAACAAAAGATGCCCTGGCGGCGGCAGACACTGGTGCTGTTCCCCAGGACGCGCAGTCACTCGGCCCGGTGGATTTGAACACCGTGGTTTCTCCGGGGCGCAAGTTCCAGTCGCTGACAGGCAATGCCACTACGGTACGGCATTATCCAGTCCTGCTGGCTGGCATGCTGGACGTTATCCGCACCACAGAGACTGGTATCCGGCAGATTTACTACCCGTACAACACCGCGGATGTTTATCACCGTTACTGCGAGGATGTGATGGCGGCCACGCCGGTGTTTAGTGGCTGGTCATTAAATGGCTCGGGGGATTACCTTGAGGTGGGAAATAACCTCTCGGACGTGACCAGTGCAGCAACGGCACGGCAAAATATCGGGGTGAGTTACACCATATCGACCGATGCTGCACCCGCTGACGCGAGCGGATATGCCGCCGGCCATATCTGGTACCAGGTTGAGGTGAGCTGATTCATGCCTATTTCCCGCAAAACTGCAGGGGGGCATTTCGCCCCTGTTACCGACTTGAATATTAATGAGGGCGGCGAGTTTAAATCCGTGGTTGCAGCCTGGGTGAACGACGGGGGGATGTTTAAGAAAGTATTCCCTGATATCGCTTATGCGGATCCGACGGCTGATTATGACATCGCTGGTGCTACCATTCCGACGCTGACCCTTTCACGAACCTCAGAAAGCGCAGCGCAGAACGCCTGGAAAATAAACAGGCTGTTTATTCCCCTGAAAGAAAGCCTCACTTCCGATAATACGGATGTGAACTGGTCGAGTCTGGATATCGTCACCATCGATACGCAGGACGAATTGCCGTATAGCGTCTGGACTACGGGCAGTGCTGATGAGATGTGGACTAAGGCTGAGTTTAAAAATGGTGTTTTGACAAACACCCGCATGAATGGGGTGACCGCTGCGGTTAACCCGTTCAATCACTGCCCGCCGCCGCGCGACTGGATAAACCAGTTATCATCTGGTAGCGGCGGCACAGATATGTACATCAAATACGGGTGGTATGACTATTCAGCCTTTTACGGCAGGCAGATCGGCATCCGTTGGCGCTGGCACAGCAAGCAGAACGGCAAGTATTACGAATATATTTTCACGAACGCTAATATGGTCCTTAACGCACAGATCTAATTTTGGGGGGCCTGCATGGAGGTAGCCACTCTCCCAATAACAGTATATAGGAGTTAACGGGTGAGATTTTGGTTTGTAGTTTGTTCATGTCATGCACATTTTCACCAAATAGCATGCGATCGCGATTTTGAAAATCAGTTTTCTGCTAAAGCTCGTCGCTATTACCCTTAGATCGTAGAAAAGACTGTCTGTTGTTGCGGGAGCTCCTCACTATCATTTGCATTAGTTCAAGATTTGATCTGGCATTGTCATAGCTCAGAGCTAAACCTGATCTGAAATGTAGTTGAGTACCAAAGGGGGAAATTGCTTAACCATTTTAAAATTTATGATTCAAAACCGTCTGAAGGCGCAACTTCAGACGGTAATCTTTTATAAAATGGATAACGTAATCTCATGTGTGAGTAGTAATGTACCCATTCAGCACACCAGATTATTGTTTTACAATTGAAATGCACTAATTTCACTGGAAAGTTTACTGGCCTGCTGACTCAGTGAGTTTGCGGCTGCGGCCATTTCCTCTACCATGGCTGCGTTTTGCTGTAAATTTCCTTCCATCTGACTTACAGCAATATTGACCTGTTCAATCCCGTAACTCTGCTCAGTGGAGGAATGGTTCACCTGGTTAATCAGCTGTGTCGTGTTATCTACAATTCCCAGAGCTTCATTCATTTTGATTGTAACATTTCCTGCGTAATCAACGCCTTTACTCACATTTTTAATAGCTTCATCAATCAGATTCCTGATATCGCGTGCGGCCACAGACGAACGCTGAGACAGCGAGCGTACTTCCCCTGCAACAACAGCAAATCCTTTACCCTGCTCTCCGGCTCGAGCTGCTTCGACAGCAGCATTCAGGGCAAGGATATTTGTCTGAAACGCTATCCCGTCTATTATCGACGTAATTTCTGAAATTTTATTGGAAGACGCGGAAATATCATCAATTGAGGCTTTTAGTAAACTTAAATCGTTATTGCTTTCATTTACTATAGACTGTACGTGTTGAATATAATTGTTTGCTTCTTTTGCATTATCCATGTTGTGTTTAACCGTTACGGATAATTCATTCATACTTGCCGCAGTTTGTTCGAGCGATGAAGCCTGGGCTTCTGTTCGTGATGAAAGGTCATCATTACTGGTTGCGATCTCATTGGATGCTGAGTCAACTTCTTTCGTTGCTTCTTTTACACTGGTTAACACGGCATTAATTTTTGTAATAAGGCCGTTGAAACTTTTTGCCGTGGCACCCAGTTCGTCATTCTTTTCAAAGTTAACACGCAAAGTCAAATCCAGTGTTTCCCCAATATTCTTCATACTGTCCTGCAGTGTGTGCAGACCCTTCTTCAGATAATTGAGTACGGCATATGTAAAAAAACCAACGATAATTACTGCCACAGAGATAGTGATAATAAAGATCCACAATGTTTTAATGTATTGAGTATGACTTATCTGAGAATAATTATTTGCAATTTTATAATTATAATCTAGCATTTGTTTAATACATTCGCTTAACGTTACTGATGCCAGAGCAGTAGGGCCCTTATCTGAAACCATCTGCCTTGCTGCTTCAACCCCCTCGACCTGATATGCTTTAGCCAGGTCGTTAACTTTTAAGTGATAACTATCGAATGCTTGAAGCGTTTTCCTGATTAGATTAGCGTCATTTTCATCAGATATCATTGTATTTTCATAGGTAGTAAGAAGGTTATGCGCTTTTTCCAGTTCGCCCATTGCTACCTTCATGTGCATATCAAAAACATCCCGCTGGTTTACCAGCAAAGACATCAGTATTTGTCGTCTCGCTTCCTCACGGTGCTGAAGCACTTCGCTGAGTATGTTTATGCTCCCTAAACTGTTCGAAGTAACATACTCAAATCTGCTCTGCCCTTCCTTCAGTGCATACAGGCTTAACCCCCCAAGCATAATAATTACTGCTAGAGTGAAAATAAAAAGCAGTACAAGTTTTTTAAGGATTGTCATAGGTAAAAACCTCGTCAAAATACTTGAAATTTACTTGCAAGATCTATCGACAAGTTTATAGGAAACTTTATTGCAAATAATAAATATAAATAGGAGTTTGTGATCGGTGCTTGATTACAAGCGTCACCAAAACGATTTATTGCGATCAAAACAGAAAGTACTAAATATGATATATCATACAAAAATAGAAAAATCGTCACTCTTTATAATATTGTAACATGAGTGTGAAATAATATGGTGTATTATCATGAAGGGAGTTGGACGATTTTGCGTAATATATCTGAAAAAATTAACGCGATGGTTATTTAGTGAAATATTAAGGAAATACTCTGTTCGCAGATATTCAACTAGTTAATCCATCTTTTTCTGATTATGCAATGCATGGCAACCGAGATATTTTTGCAAGCTTTCTCTAAATATGAGGGTTTACGTTTAATTGCGATGCGTCGGCCCGGTGACCTAGCAGCTCAAAGCAGGCTCTCAGATTTGTTCGTGTTCTGTCGAGGTAAACTGTCAGCTCAAGTCTGAGCTAATACATATCATTTCATTACCTTCATCCCAGGCACCGAGGCGCTTCGTTGTTTCCTGCGTTAATTCACTGATGTTCAATATGGGTTTAATCCTGCGATTGCCTTTCTTTTTTCAGTTGCTCCAGTCTCACATGCAGCGATTTAGGGAATAGTTCGGTATAAACTTGCCAGAGGACATTCAGTGATTTGTGTCCGGTGACCTGAGCTACTTCTTCGATGGTAAAACCTGATTCGAATAGCCTGCTGGCACCCTCTCGGCGTAAATCGTGATAGCGTAAATCTTCTATGCCCAGATTATCTCGTACCTGGCGGTATGTTTGTGTAACACTTCTGCTGTTAAAGGGGAATACTCTCTCTGAGATTTTGGGTTGCCTCTGCAATATCTTCCAGGATTCTCCAAGTAATGGTACCAGCATATGGTTTCCGGCTTTCTTTCTCGGATCCTTTCTGTCTCTGACCAAAACAGCCTTTTGCTCCATATCGACATCTTCCCATTGAATTCTGCAAACCTCCCCAATACGCATGCAGGTGAGTATGGAAAATAAAAAAATGTCAGAGAAAGGGACTTTTTTATAGGAGGTCATTTCTCTGTTTCTTAAGCCAGCAATAATCTGTTCCGATTCCTCGCGCGTGGGGCGCCGGCTTCTCTTCTGTGTTGGCCCTATGACTTTCATTTGCGTAAGGTTTAACCGGGCCAGGCTATATGCCTGCAGGTCTGCATCAATATTAAAAATCGGTTTAGCCGCTTTAAGGACAGAACCAATATAAGCCAGATCCTGTGCTACCGTTGCAGCACCTGCACCACTGGCACGGCGCTGTTCGCAGTGCTCTATGAGGGCTGCTGGTGACAAATCAGAAACAGGCGTGCTCGCTATATGGGATCTGGATATCAGTTTTAGTACGTCCGCTTTTGAACGGCCGTACTTTATATTCGGGTGGCTTGTGTATTTTTGAATAAGCTCTCCCAGAGTTAACTCTGATGACCGGTCATCGGAAGGGAGCCCGTTGCTTTCAATATGCGTGACCCTACTCATTCCCCAGGCTTTTGCGAGAGACAATTTTCCAAATGTTCTGTTTTCACGATAAATATATTTCCCCGCTTTTTTCACCCCAACGGTGCACCGGTAGCGCAGGGTGCCGTCTGACTTGATTCTTTTCTCTACCGTGTAAAAAGCCAT